ATGCCATTGCTAGGGAATGTTCTAGTCCCTACAATGATGGGTTCACTGCATTTGAACTCAAAAAAGATCTGTACCAAATCAAAGAAATACTAGATACAGCTATCTCTCGCAGTCCCACTTTTTATGGCGAACAAGAGTGGTTGACAGCACAGGAACAACAGCGTATAATTAAGATATTAAAATCTTAAGGAGTTGGTATGAAAGAATTGTGGGTAGAAAAATATCGTCCCAAGACTGTTGACGGATATGTGTTCAGAGATGATCATCAGCGCAGACAAATTTCCACATGGATCAAAGAAAAATCTATTCCCCATCTGCTGTTTAGTGGATCTGCAGGCATAGGTAAAACCACCTTGGCCAAGATGTTGATCAATGAAATAGGCATTGAAGACTATGATGTGTTGGAAATAAATGCGTCACGTGAAAACAGTGTGGATGTGATTAGAGACAAGATCACAAACTTTGTGCAGATGATTCCTTTTGGACCATTCAAAGTTGTGTTGTTAGATGAAGCAGATTATCTCACATTAAACGCACAGGCCATACTTCGTGGCTTGATGGAGACCTATGCTAGTACCAGTAGATTTATTCTAACCTGCAATTATCCCAACAAGGTAATTCCAGCATTACATAGTCGTTGTCAAGGATTCCACGTTGAGAAAACTGATCAAACTGAATACATTGCTCGTGTGGCCACAATACTCGTAGAAGAAAATATCGAGTTTGATCTCGATACCTTGGATCTATATGTCAAAGTGGCCTATCCAGATTTACGTAAATGCATACAGTTGGTGCAGCAGAATTCTACTGAAGGCAAGTTATCTCAACCTAACACAGGTGACGCCGGGGGAGTTGAGTGGAAATTTGACATGGTGACTCTTTTCAAAGCAGGTAAAATCACAGAAGCCCGCAAACTGCTGTGTGGCAAAATACGTGCTGAAGAAATGGAAGAGGTCTATCGATGGCTCTACGACAATCTAGAAATATTTGGCGATGATCAAAAACAGGATTCTGCTATTATCATTATCAAACAAGGACTGGCTGATCACACTCTAGTGGCAGACGTTGAGATAAATTTAGCAGCCACATTGGTGAAACTAGCAAGACTCTAATGTCAGATGACAATACACCCAATTCTGCCAAGGGTCGTACAAGCTACGACTCCACGTCAACTGGTTCTTTAATACCGTTCTTTAATAGGAATGTGTCAGAGTATCCCACGGAAGCAGGCGGAGTTAAGTTTGATCTTGTTCCTGTAACCAAACAAAAAGATCTCATGATCAATCATGCTAGGATATATGCCCAGCAAGAATACGATCGTATAATGGAATTAGTTGCTGTACTAGAAGGTCAAGCTCAAGCCATTAAACGTAGATTAGAAATAACTGATTCTGTTCATGCAGCGGTATACCAATTCCAACCTGTCATGGGCAACGTCTATTGGTTAGTGTGGGATAAAAGAAAAGAACATATCTTGCTAACACAGCATGGTCCCGATGATTGGTCATCTAGTGCTCCGGAAGATTACGAGTACAAGGCCCAGGTAAAGTATATGGGTGATCACACCTGGATGGAAATAAATGAATAACAGATATATGATTGTGACCTATGTTAAAAAGCCCAACGGTAAATGGGACGAATTAACAGAATTTAAAAACAGTCTCAAACAGAAACACATGCAGACGGCCAAGGTTATCCTAGACTTTAAAGAAAAGAAATGCGTCATAAACAGCCTCAATAAAGAAGCTGGCTATGACGACATGTTGGAATTTTATAAAAGACAGCTAGGGGATCAGTTGACCCCCTACCTTCCTCAAGAGTCTCCGTAAATTGCCAGTATCTCCTTGACAGCTTCGTGTCGTTCGACGTCACTCACAGTGAAGTGACAGATGTCTACATATCTGTGATTTTCAAAGTTATTATATAACTTTAGGAATTCAAGCAACCCATTATTGCTTGGACGATCGGCCTGCTGTAGATCTCCAGTCACAACCATTTTGGATCCCTGACCCAGCCTAGTCAGCAGCATTTTCATCTGACTGGGTGTTGTGTTTTGCATTTCGTCGGCTATAACCACAGCATTTTTAAATGTTCTACCTCGCATGTAGGCCAATGGACTGGTTTCGATGATTCCCTCCGCAACCATGTGTTCAATCTCTTTGGCTGTGTAATTTTCTGCGATTACGTCAAAAATAGGTCTTGTCCATGGAGCCATCTTTTCATTGAGGTCTCCGGGCAAAAACCCATGCTCTTCGTCCACTGAAACCGCTGGTCTAGTAATTATAATTTTGCTAGCATCACCGTACTTGAGTTGATCCACAGCCCATTGAACCGCTAGCATGGTTTTACCCGTGCCGGCTGGACCTGTAGCAAATACAATCATTTTTTTAGGATCGTTTAGCTTTAACAGGTAGTCTTCTTGGTTTAGATTTTTGGGATATAGTTGGACTCTAGGACGTTTTTGATAAGATTTATCTACTAGTTTGATTACGTTAGACGCTTGATAGTGCTGGTTAGCGTTCAGTACTGCTGCTCTTTTTCGCTTCATATAAGGTTAGCCCTCCTTTTACGTGTAGGCACGGACCTCAAACCGTTTGTGTCCGTGGCCGAACACAAAAGTATTTAACGATAACTCAAAAAAGTAATGTGTAATGATTATGTTTTGACGATAAATACAATTAGGAGAAATCATGGCCGATATTAAAGACATCATTACAAACATAGAACAGCTTTACGGCTCGAATAGCAGCCTGAGCATGCTCAAAGATTTTGAGCGTGTTGTAGACGAGTTAGATGTCTATGTTTATGAAAACTGGATTGACGGTGAACTAGTTGCCGGTCCTAAAGAATCACGATACTTTGTAGAGTGTACGTTTATGTGGCCTGAAGAAAAGATGCCGGAGCCTAAAGGCGGCAAACGTTTGCTAGACTACGGTTGCAAAGTTCAGTACGCTGAAAGCAGCATTTCTAAAGTACGTAAAATTAAAACTGTAGACGATGTTCGTCCGGGTACAAAGAAAGGCAAAATTGATCATGAGCCTGTGTGGATGGTTAAAATTGTTATGCCTAAAAAATTAATGAACGACATCAATCGTGGTTATAAAAATCTTGATGCAAATAAAGTAGAAGATATACTAAATCAAAACGGAGTAGTGGCATCTCAACCAGAAGATGCTGCACCAGCAGAGGGAGCCGCAGATGCCGCACAACCAACAGCTTAACGAAGGACTGCGTCCAATGGACCTAGCAGAGATGGTCAATGATACATTTGAAGTTGATACCTTTCGATCAAAGATGGGCGAGGATCGTGATGTATGCGTGTTAACATTTACTGTCCTTGATAGAAATCCTGCAAAGGATCTAATGGAGTTTATTGAAAAGGGCTACGACTTTGTGCTAGACGCTGATGTCAGCAGTGGCGAAAATACCAACGGCGAGTATAGTGTATTTGTTGAACTGTCAAGAACCAAAGACCTTGCTGAACAGATTAAAGAATTAACCTATGGTATTAAAAAACTCACAGGTATTAGTGATTGGGAATTTCGTTATCACAAAGACGGCAAGAAGTTTCAAGTATCTGAAGAAACTCTTAAGTCAGTTATTCCTCCAACGCCTGGAGCCTATGACGGACTAATGAGCAAAATGCGTGTCGAAGGAATCAAACGGTTCTTCAGCAAAACTCTAATGGACGATCTAACACTAGACGGTGACGTTATCACCATACATAAACCTTTTAATCGACAGGTTAAACTTCGTATGGTCAAAGAAGCTGCCACTGATTCTATTCTAGAAGGTGTGGTAGATCCTATCACAATGGATGATGTTTCTACTAGTGAAGTGTTTTGGCTAACTAAAGTACTAGGCAACTACAATATCAACAAGGTCGGCAACAGTTTTATGTTTGACAATGATGGTCAAGCAATGCTATTACAAAGGATGGAATAATGAGCTTTACATTTGATTTTACCAAACAACAACTAAAAGAAATGATTCCCAAGAATCCCTATGTGGATCAATGGTTTGAAGCAATTTCTGAAATACTTCCTGAGTATGAAATTACAACTCCTCAGCGTGTGGCTGCTTTCCTAGCACAGTGTGCTCACGAAAGCGGTGGCTTTGTTTTCCTAAAAGAAAACCTAAACTACAAGGCAGCTAGCCTACGCAGAGTGTTTCCCAAGTACTTTCCAGATGATGCTATTGCTGCTCAGTATGCAGGCAAGGGCGAAATGATTGCCAACCGAGTTTACGCTAATCGTATGGGCAATGGTGATGAAGCGTCAGGTGATGGATTCCGTTACTGCGGTCGTGGTCTTATTCAATTGACTGGCAAGAACAACTATACATTCTTTGCAGGATCTCTAGACATTCCTGTAGAAGAAGCCAGCGAATACCTACAGACATTTGAAGGTGCTGTTCAATCAGCCTGCTTCTTCTGGGAACAAAACAAACTAAACCAGTGGGCAGACGCTGGTGACATACTAACATTGACTAAACGCATCAATGGCGGAACTATTGGTCTAGAAGATCGCATCAAGCACTACGAACACGCACTACACATATTCGGAGCACACTGATGAGTCAACTAGGATGGATATTTGACCTATTACCTGATGCTTTTTTAAATTGGTTTTATTGGGCTATAATCGTAGCTGGTATTACCGGAGTACTTGCTGGATGGTTAGGCAAATGGATTCCATTCTACGGAAACTATGTAAAGATCCTACAGCCTGTGGGCATTGTGTTATTGGTACTGGGTGTTTGGCTGCGTGGCGGATATGACACAGAAATGGCTTGGCGGGTAAAGGTTGCTGAAGCTGAAGCAAGAGTTGCAGTTGCTGAACAGAAATCACAAGAAACAAATACCGTTATCGAAAAACAGATAGTTGAAAAAACTAAAGTTATCAAAGGCAAGACTGAATACATTACACAATATCTTGATAGAGAAGTTGTCAAGAAAGAAGAAATCATCAAGTATATAGAACAATGTCCTGTACCTAAAGAGATCATCGACATACACAATCAAGCCGCAGACTTAAACAAGGCAGCGGAGGGCAAGAAATGAAGTATGCTTTATTAATTCTAGCAGTATTTCTTACAGCTTGTTCTACGCCTGTTCCGGTTAGTCAAAAATTCCCCGATGTTCCTAAAGCATTAGTTGAACGATGCGAAAGTCTTAAAAAAATAGAAGGCGACAAGGTTGCTATCACAGAAATGCTAAAAGTAGTTGTTCAAAACTACGGCATGTACTACGAGTGTGCGGCAAAGGTAGACGGTTGGAATGATTGGTACCTCGAACAAAAACGTATTTACGAGAGTGTAAAATGAAATTCGCCGTTATTATTCTAGCTGTAATGCTATCAGGTTGTGCTGTTATGTCTAATCCAGAGGTTCAAAAGTCTGTATCGAGAGATAAAACCATGGAACAAATGGCTAAAGCAGCCCTGATCAACGACATGTTACACAGTCCCGATCCCCATATACGAGCAAAGGGTGCTGCTATTGCAGAGAATTTTTTAACAAAACCTAAACAAAACTTATTTGGATTTTGATTAAATAGTAGTACATTAAGCAGGAGCGAGTAATGGCACTAATAGATTCAGTATTAAATTTAGTAAACAAACAACCAAAAAATCCGGACGCACCAAAGCCTCCAGTAGGATCAAGATCAGAGCGTGAAGCAAAAATCAAAGACAAAGCAGGTATGGTTATTTCCGTATTTGCACTTTTCCTAGCAGTCAACGCATGGTATGGTGGTAAATTAAGTTCAACAGTTCTTAATAATACACTGGGTGCTAACAACACTTGGGCACAGTATCAAGCCAAAGCAGGTCGCGGTGTCACATACGAAATCGCCGCTAAGACCACAACTGATCCAAAACTACGTGCAGAATTCCAAGCTGAGAAAGAACGTATGGATGCTGACAAGAAAGAAATTGCTGTCAAAGCAAGAGAAATGGAAGCTGTCCGTGAAGAAGCTAAAAAATCCAGCCCTTGGATTGGTTATGCATCAACAGCCTATCAACTGGCCATTGTTGTGCTGTCGGCAAGTATTCTTGCAGTTAGCGTGGCCATGTTCTGGGGTAGCTTTGTTGTAGCTGGCGTTGGAATACTATTAAGCCTAAATGGCCTATACCTTTGGTTCTAAAAATGAAAACACAATTACTATTAGAGTTTGCCAACATAGCGCAAACTACATATGACAATCCTAAAACATCCACTGCCAAGTTCAAGGCCCTGGGATATAAAATTATTCAATTCTTTGACATCAACGGAGCACAGGCATACCTATTGACCAATGATACTATTACTGTGTTATCGTTTAGAGGAACCGAAGTGACTGAAAAGTCAGATGTATTGGCAGACTTAAAAGCTGGCAAGAATATCGAAGCCTGTGGTGGCAAGGTACACGTTGGATTTAAAGAAGAGATCAACAAGTTATGGCCTAGTATTACTGCCGCACTAGAAGCCAATCCAGGCAATGTATATGTAACCGGACACAGCCTCGGTGCTGCCATGGCCACTATCGCTGCTAGTCGTATGCAAGATCGTGTAACAGCACTGATAACATTTGGTTCACCAAGAGTTGGCAATGCAGAGTTTGTTAAGAGTTTGACTGTTGAACACTATAGAGTACAGAACAACTGCGATGATGTAACCAAGGTTCCTTTCTTATTAATGGGCTTTGCTCACCACGGCACACACAAGTACCTAAACTTCTACGGAGAGTTTAGAGACCTAACTCCTTGGCAGCGAGTAAAAGATATGGCTCGCAGTAGAATGAAAGCCAGAGCCAAAGGACAAAAGTTTATTGGTGTGTTTGATCACATGATGGCAAACTACATTGCTAAGTTAGAAAAGTTAGGTCTATAAAATTAAATAGGAGCGACAACCATGTCAGAAGCAGTAAAGAGCGCAAGCGAACAAAAGAAAGAAGATTGGATGAATTCAAAATGGCGTCCAATGATGGGTTGGATGTACATGCTGGTCTGTACCATGGACATGGTTGTATTTCCAATCCTATGGAGTCTGTTGCAGACTACTGTGGGCACAGGTCTCACACAATGGAATCCGTTAACGCTACAAGGTGCTGGTCTATTCCACATTGCAATGGGTGCAGTGTTAGGTATTGCGGCATTCGGTCGCACACAAGAAAAACTAGGAGGAGCCAACAATGGCGGACTACAAACACCAGGAACAGGATTTGCGGGCGGGGCTCCAGCATTTGGCCAACCTCAAGCAGGAGGCTTCGGCTCATCCGGCGGTTTTAATTCACCAGCACCCGCACCGAGCAGCTTTGGTAGCAGTTCAGGATTTGGAGCGCCAGCGAGTGGCGGGTTTAATTCAGCACCAAGTTGGGGGACAACACCAGTATCAGCAGCACCAGTAGTAGCAGGGTTTGGCGGCAAGCCAGCACCTATGCAACCAGAGCAACCACAAATTTAAAGGAATGATCATGAAAAATTTATTAGCATTATTATTAGTTTCAGCATTTACCATGGCTCCTGCGGCTGCTGAAGAAAAGGCTCCTGCAACTAAAAAGGTTTGTGTTGATGCACAGGGCAAAGACGGCAAGCCTGTTATTGATCCAAAAACCAAAAAGCCCAAGCAAGAGTGCAAAGAAGTTAAAGTACACAAGAAACACGAAGGCACTAAGCCCGAGGATGTTAAGAAAAAATAATAGCAATCTAGTTTAGGTATTAAATATAAGGCTGCTTGACGCAGCCTTACTTTTCGTATATAATATAAACATGGACTACTATTCAACTCTCGGTTTACAAAGAAACGCCTCTGAAGACGATATCAAAAAAGCATATCGCAAAATGGCTATGAAACATCACCCCGATCGCGGAGGTGATGAAAAACAATTCAAACAGATTTCCGAAGCCTACGAAATACTCAGCGATCCTCAGAAAAAACAAATGGTGGATATGGGCGTTGATCCCAAGGCTCAACAAGCCGGAGGACCGCGACAACAAGGGCCATTCGAGTTCCACTTCAACACAGGAAATTTTGAAGATGTGTTTAGCAACTTTGGATTTGGTGGTGGAGGTGGGTTTGGATTTGGCGGAAGGCAACCGCAAAGAAATAAAACCATAAACATCACTGTGGATCTTTCGTTGGAAGACGTTTTGAAAGGCAAAGATCTAGATGCAGAACTTGCCGTGCCCGGGGGTAGAAAAAAAATAATTAATATAAGTATTCCTTCTGGGATTGAGGGTGGTCAGCAGATCAGATATCAAGGCATGGGAGATGCCAGCATTCAAGGCCTACCGCCGGGCGATCTAATCGTTAACATACGTGTGGCACCACATCCCATATTCAGGAGAGAAGGCGATGCACTAATCATCGAGAAAAATATTTCAGTGTGGGAAGCCATTCTAGGTTGTACCCTAGACCTACAAACCTTAGACGGAAAAAAATTAACTATCACAGTGCCGCCAGGCACACAGCCAGAAACTGTATTGAGCTGTCGCAATGAGGGCTTGCCAAATATGCGAAATAGACAAAGAGGAAATCTGTTGATAAACATCAAAGTGGTTATACCTAGAAATTTAACTGCTGCACAAATTGCTGCTGTTGAAAATTGTAAAAATGGATTTTAAACTAGATGCTCATGAGAGCTTGATGCAGGTAAGTGAGCCTTGGGATTTTACCGCCCAAGATTCTAAAATGCATGCCAAGCATTTAGCCGATGCCATGATTGAATTTATGACTGCTCAAAAAGGAATAGGGCTAGCTGCCAATCAAATCGGTATTGCACAACGTGTGTTTACCATGGGCAGTTACAACATTGAGGGATTTCCCATTCCTTTTGCTGTGTTTAATCCCAAGATTATAAGTACAAGTAACACACAAGAACTTGCAGAAGAAGGATGTTTAAGTTATCCCGATTTGTGGTTGAAAGTTACTCGACCTTGCAGTATTGTAGCAGAATATCAAGACTGCGACAGCAACACTCATACTGTGGAAATGTCTGGGCTTATTGCAAGATGCTTTCAACACGAATTAGATCACTTGAACGGTGTATGTTTTGTTGACAAAGTCTCTCCTATGAGACTACAATTAGCTATGAAGAAACTTAGGAAAAGGAAATAAATGATCGAGCCAAGTCAGAACTTACAGCGCATATTTGATAATGCTGTGCAAGTTGCTAAACAATTGCAACATGAATATATCACCATAGAACATTTGGTCTACAGTATCATATGTGACGAGGAGTCATTTAAGATAGTAGAAAACTACGGCGCCGATGCCAACTTTATCAAAAGCAATCTAGATCATTATATCAAAAATAATCTCAAAGAAATAGTTGTTGCAGAAACAGAGTACAAGCCCAAAAAGACCAGCTCAGTTGAGCGTGTGTTAAATCGTTGTTTTACCCAAGTGCTGTTTAGTGGACGCCAACGCATGGAAGTGGCCGACATCATAATCAGTGTGCTCAGTGAGAAAAATAGTTTTAGTTTTTACTTCCTGACCAAAGGTGGGTTAACCAAAGACAAATTTGTCAAATACTTTCAAGAAAACATTGTTGTAGAAGAAGAAGATCAGCCCATGCAGATAGTGAATAATAATCAAGTGGAGAGAATTCTCAATCAATTCTGTACTAATCTCAGTCTACATGCCAAACAACGCAAGATCGATCCTGTTATTGGTCGCGATGAAGAATTAGAAAAAATACAATTGATACTGGCTCGCCGCAGCAAATCTAATGTCTTAATGGTAGGTGATCCGGGCGTTGGCAAGACTGCCATAGCTGAAGGACTGGCTCGCAAGATCTTTGAAAAGAAAGTTCCCAAGTTCATACAGGATCATCAGGTATATACTCTTGATATCAGTGCCCTACTTGCTGGATCAAAGTATCGCGGTGACTTTGAAGAAAGAATCAAGGCTGTGTTATCTGCTCTAGAAAAGAAAGGCAAGATTATTCTTTTCATCGATGAAGCACACATGATGCAGGGTGCTGGTGCTGCTAATCAAAGTTCCAACGATATGGCGAACATGCTGAAGCCTATACTTACAAAAGGTGTTCTCAAGCTGATAGCATCAACCACATGGGAAGAGTATCGCAAGCACTTTGAAAAGGATCGTGCGCTGATGCGCAGATTCCAACGTGTGACCATTGATGAGCCGTCACCGGAAATGTCAGTGAAGATTCTCAAGGGCATTCGCAAATACTATGAAAAACATCACAACGTCAAGATCACAGATGCCGCTGTGGAACAGGCTGTTAAACTCAGCATCAAGTATATGGCAGACAAGAAGTTGCCCGACAAAGCCATAGACATCATAGACTGTGCGGCTGCAAGGTACAAACTCAAAGATGATGAAACCATGGATGGTGTTGAACAACTTGTAGATGTTGAACAGGTGGTATACGAACTCAGTAAAATGATCAATATGCCGTTAGAAAGTGTGGCACAAAAAGAAAGTAAAAATCTTGCAGATCTAGAAGGCGGAATGAAGACTAGTGTCTACGGACAGGACACTGCCGTTGATACACTGTTAGACAAAATATTTGTGGCACAGGCAGGAATGAAATCACCAAACAAGCCCATAGGAAGTTTTTTATTCTTGGGACCCACAGGCTGTGGTAAAACAGAAACTGCCAAGCAGTTGGCTGATAAAATGTCAATGACCTTGGTAAGATTTGACATGGGCGAGTATCAAGAAAAACATTCTGTGGCTCGATTGATAGGTGCACCTCCAGGCTATGTGGGCTATGAAGACAATGCTGGACAATTGATTACAAAACTACAAGAAACGCCCAACTGCATACTGTTATTGGATGAAATTGAAAAAGCTCATCCCGATGTCACAAATATCTTGTTGGCATTTATGGACAATGGCTTTGTCACAGGATCAAATGGCAAAGTAGCCGATGGTAGAAATTGTATTCTAATTATGACATCAAATCTTGGTGCCAGAGATAATGAAAACAATACCATAGGATTTGGGGAACTGGAAAAAGACGGTGAAGATGACAAAGCAGTAAAAAAATTCTTTGCGCCGGAATTCCGTAATAGACTAGATGCTGTAATAAAGTTCTCCAAATTGTCGCAGACTGTGGTCATACAGATTGTTAAAAAGTTTGTGGCAGAACTCAATGATCAGCTAAAAGACAAAAACATTGAGATAGTGTTGAACAATGAATCTGTGAAGTGGCTGGCAGATCAAGGATTTGATTCTAAAATGGGTGCAAGGCCGTTGGCTCGTTTGATCGACAACAAGTTGAAATCACCCTTGAGTCGCAAGGTATTATTTGGTGATCTTCAGAACGGTGGTAGAGTAAATGTACAGTTACAAGATTCAGATTTGATATTTGACATCACAGAACTGCCCAAGCCGCTGTCTAAAGAAGAAAGAAGAGCTCTCAAAAGAACGCAGCCAGCGGTAGAGGTCATCAAAGATGTTGAAAAGCAAGACAACTAGTAGAAAATTCTACGGCAAATGGTTATACAAGGCATCTATCTATATTCCGGGTGTTGCAATTCTACGTTCAAAATCCTTAGATGATATCGTTGACTTTTTGGCGAAACCCTTGCCACAGGCCACAAATTATAGGCATAGCCTCAATGTCAAAGCACATACCAATGCTACATACTTGACTAAATTATGCAAATTTTTGAAACCACTTGAAATTCAACTATGGACAAAACGTATCGAAACCAATCAATTGGATTTCTATACCAACGACCAATCGATATACAATGATTTCTGTAAAAAATTTAGTTTGATTCTTACGCAAAAATTTGAACCTGCAGCTGATGATCTAGAATTACTTAATAATCAATATACAATTATAACTAAAAAATTGCCACACAACAAGTATAGATACAGAGCATTTCTTAGACCACACAAAATGAAAGGTGATCTAGATGCCAAACAGAAATACATAGAGTGGATTGAGCTGCAAGGTGATAAAGTGCGTCTAAGTAAGAGAGTCAAAGAGTGGTTTATTAAAACTGACTGGAATTGGGATCGTAGATACCTATTGATAGAAGACGATCAAACACTTTTGATGTTACAGATGCGCAGTGGAGACGCAATCGGCAAGGTTTATGAATACGTAGTAGTCGATAAATAACTGATGTCCACCGAAAATCAAGTATTACTATCAAATATCACTGCTGAAGCAGCTGACTCCACCTATGTGTATGGCTCTAAACAGCCAGGAGCGGGTTATCACAAACGCAGTGATAGCATGCATACCGCCACATATTCAGTGAATTCATTTGTCGGAGCAATCAAACTTCAGGCCACATTGGCATTGTATCCAGCAGACTCTGATTGGTTTGACATAGATGGCACAGATATAGGACTAGGGTCTGACAGTTCTGCATGGACTACCACAAATTCTATTAATTTTACCGGGAATTTTGTATGGCTACGTGCTGCATACAATCTACAGAACGGTACTATTACAGAAATCCGATATAATTATTAACTCCTAACATTCGATAAATATAGTATGACCTTACGGAATCATATTATATGCTATTGAAAGAAATGTTTAGCCCAGTTGGCGCACCCAAAGACGACCAATCCGACATAGATTGGATCGGTGATCTCAAATTCTATATGGATAATAACGATCAAATGCTAAACAAGCATTTCTTCCCTGCGGTTAAACGACATAAAGAACACCGCGGTAACCCTAACGCATATAAAATTTATATTCGCACCTTAGAAGGCTGCTTAGAAAGCTATTGCGAAAAGTACGAAGTTGAAGATCGTGAAGAAAAGTTCCCTAAAGAAAAACTTGAAGAGCTAGCAAAGCAAATAGCCACTCAACAAGAAAAGTTTATGGAAAAAGGCGACTACGATAAATGAGGCTTCTAGAATTATTTGAACAATCAGGTAAGACTGCCGCTGTTGCATTCGGCAGAATGAACCCGCCTACAATTGGTCACCAGAAGGTAGTTGAAGCTATCTTAAAACAAAAAGCAGATGCTCATTTTCTATTTGTGTCGCAAACTCACAAACCAACTGGCAAGAACAAAACAAGATATGAAAACCCATTGCCGTTTGATGTTAAACTGGGATTTATAGAAAAGGCATTTCCCGATATTGATATTGGTGATACTTCAGTGAGTACTGCTATCGGTCTACTGCAATTTTTAGAAAAACAGGGATTTGACAACGTTATCTTTGTAGGCGGTTCGGATCGTGTAGCGGCATTCACAGAATTGTTTAACAATCAGAACGGTGTTGATTACAATTTAAAATCAATTAAAGTTGTGTCTAGTGGTGCTAGAGATCCTGATGCTGAAGGTGCTGAAGGTATGAGTGCAAGCAAAATGCGAGCCGCTGCTATTGCCAATGACTTTGAATCATTTAAGACCGGACTGCCATCAGGACTGAGTGGCGATGCCGAAGAAGTATTTGCTGCTGTTCGTCAAGGATTAGAACCTTGGTTAGGTCAAGAAGAAGTAAAAGAAGCTTCGTTAGGTAATGTATTACCGTGGCCAGAAGTTGTAAACAAAGTTAGTAGCGCAATGAAGGCTACCGGATGGAAAGGCAAACGTATGAACGATGATGCATTTATGTTTACCACTAGAGGTGCAGAAGTTGAGGATCAGTGGTACATTGCTATTATTGATAATGCTGGGGATGGATTTTTTACATACGCATTAGGTACAGTAGAAGAAGGTGATCCGCATATTGATGATGCGTTTAAAGGACGACTGCCTAATACAGAAGCCAGTGTAAGCGAACTAATGAACGAGATTCGTGATGGATTTGGGTTAGACTAAAGGATCAAGTATGAAAGCAAAAGAATTTATTATAGAACTTAAAAAACAATCAAAGCCTAGAAACTTTGTGGCCAAGAACGCCAAGATGGGTGGTGCTGGTCCACACAAGAATGAAAAGAAAGCTGTAAAGCAAGGCAATGTCAAACACAAGAATAAAGAATACGCAGAAAGTTTAGATGAAGTTAGTTGGGACGGTATTAAGAAAGGTGCGGCTGCTGCTGGACTAGCAGGTGCAATGGCATTTGGTGCCGCTGGTGCAAATGCTCGAGTAACTCCAGGAGATGATCCTAGTATCAATCGACTAACAGGCAAACCTATTGCTGCACAACAGGCAACGGATAATGCTCCTGCAAAAGCACAAGCACCAAAAGGTTTTAGCAAAGAATATCTACAGTCTGTAATAGACGGCAAACATCCAAGACCTATGGTCAGTGTTGAAAAAGCGCAAGAGCTGTTAAAGAATATGTCCGAAGGAGTGGTAGAAAGAGTAAGAGATCCCGAAGACTGGGATGAAGGCAATACTGAACCTCCAAACAATTTTGCTGTTTATGTTAACGGTAAAAAGATTGCGGTATTCCAAGGTCGAGGACGATATGCAGATGATCAGCGTGAACAAGCACACCATGAACAACTAAAAGGTTGGGCTCGTAAGAAATCAGCAGAGACTGGCAAGAAGTGGGAAGTTTCTATTACCGGTGAGCCGGCAACACGATGATAGACGAACTTGCTGATATCAAACGCCTAGCAGGCATTACCGAGTTTAAAGGACTACAACCTTACGGCGGTAGCAATATCAGTATTACAGGAATGACCAATCAAGAACTTGAACGCAAGCATAAAATAAGACCGGGTACACCAGAATGGTTTCAGTTATGGTTTAGTAAACCGTACCTAACAGGCGAAAAAAAGGTAGGAAAATAAATGGTTGAGATAACAGAATCAGCGAAATCAAAGATTATGGATTTGCTGCTAGAAGAAAATAATCCAAAACTGGCACTACGTACCTTTGTACAAGGTGGCGGATGCAGTGGCTTTAGCTATGGCTTTACCTTTGACGAGGAAAAGAATGAAGATGATTTTGAATTTCCTATCAACGAACAATATAATGTGTTAGTGGATGCAATGAGTATGCAATACCTACAAGGTGCTGTTATTGATTACAAAGAAGAAGTAATGGGCAGTCAGTTTGTTATCACTAATCCCAATGCACAATCAACATGCGGCTGCGGGAGCAGTTTTTCAGTATGAACCCTAATCAGTATCCAGTGTACCCAGAAGACGATGGCTACGACCGTTATAGAAATCCCTATTCACCAGTGTGAGATTGTATTATGAAGATAACAGAAATTTTAACAGAAGGCGTAGCAGGTCCAAAAAAGTGTTGGCCTAATCATAGAAAAGTAGGCACACAGCCTGGCACAGGTAAGAATGCCGGCAAACGTGTCAACGACTGCGAAAAGATCAAAGAAGACGAAGTGGAAGAAGGTGGTTTAGAAGCAAACACACCCAACCCAGTTGTAGTAATACAAGATCTAAAAGGCAAAATTTTAGATAAAGTAAACTTATCTGTAGCTGCACAAAAATATAAACTAGGCGATCCGCAAGATATAAAGAAACAATTAGCACATCAAAATTATACCACTATTGGAAATTATGTTGTAGTCGCGCCAATGACCGGTCAGCCACAAGATGCCACAACACAAGGCATGGCAGAGGCTGAGAAGAAAGGTCTTTACTACTATGTGAACAAGCGTAAGAAGGCAGGCACTAGTAGAGATGCCAGTCATCCTAAAGCACCTACAGCACAAGCCTGGAAAGATGCGGCCAAGACTGCCAAGAAAGAAGATCTAGAGCTAGAACAAGAATTTGATATGATTGAAGAAGTGATTGAGTACATTGCAGATCAACATGCTGTTGACGCCGAACTTGTATGGGAAGATCTATCAACTCTTACAGATGACGAGTTGTATGTGTTTGCTGTCACTCAACCTGTTAACGAAGACTGGCAAAAGGCCAACAAGCGAGACAAGACTGATGGTATGAGTCGAAAAGCTGTTAAGGCCTATCGTAGAGAAAATCCAGGTTCAAAGTTAAAGACCGCTGTGACTACCAAACCCAGCAAGTTGAAGAAAGGCGGTAAGGCGTCAAAGCGTAGAAAGAGCTATTGTTCACGTAGCCGTGGACAAATGAAAATGCACAGCATTAGTTGTGCCAAGACTCCAGACAAGGCCATATGTAAAGCAAGGCGTCGTTGGAACTGCTGATATGAAAGCAAGTGAATTTGTAGTCGAAAAGAAAAAAAGAAAGCGTAGACCGCGTTGGGCTGCTTACGGGCCAGGGCCTTACGGCGGCTATGGATACTATGCTGGCTACAGTGGAGACTCGGGTGAAGGTGGCGATGGTGGAGGTGGTGGTGAGAGTGTTGAGCATGAAAACTTTGCTGACGGCAAGCGTCCTCAGGACAAAGGCGATTCAAAACGTCACGGCATTAATACTAAAGCATCAGTAAGTAGTCTACGCAAGACTGCCAAACAGGGCGGGCGCAAAGGACAACTAGCGCACTGGTTAGCTAACATGAAGGCTGGAAGGGCTAAGAAAAAATGAGAGCCCATGAGTTTATTTCAGAAAAACGCAAGATTCCTTTTGCTGGAGCAAAAGTTGGGCATAAACAAGGTCCTGCTGGTCAGTGGAGCAACAAGGGATCCAAGGCAAATAGGCCTGCTAAACAGGGCGACCTAGTTGGTGGTGGCGCTGCTTAACTATAAATAACATAGTATGAAACTAAAAGAATTGTTCGAAACAGCGTCAGGTATGGGTGCAGGAGATGTTGCTACCGTTATTAAGAGCGGGTCTGGAGCAGGTGTAGGTACCCTATTTGGGGGCAGTTATCAACAGAAATCTGCCAAAAAACCCAAGGCTAAGAAGCCTCGCGAAAGTATATTAAGAAGATAAATATAGTATGGACTTTAAAAAACACGATCACGAAGCAAGTATGGCCAAAGCAGAGCTAGCTCAAATAGCCAAAAATGCTATGGCTGTTTATCGTATGATCAAAGAAGGTGACGAGTTAGATGGCTGGATTAGCAGTTATATCTCTGTGGCCAATGATCATTTAAATTCTGTTCATGAAAAGATGGATTACGAATCTCAAGCACAAGGAGCCGTTAATCAGGGTCCTAGAGAATTTGAAGAATCAATGCAGTACGAAATTAAAAGCAATCTGTGCGAACAGTGGCTAGCGAAAAAATATCAAGGAAGATAAAAATGGATTTCAAATCACTCATCAGCAAACTAGACAGCATGGAAGCACCTCCACAAACTCCTGCTGCTCCAACAATTGCCAAGGCAGTACAGCTTAACGAAGATGCACAATTACGTGTGTTGAGTGGCAGAACCAGCTACATCGAAGAAGCTAAAAAGCAAGTTGACGAGGAAAAATCTTCAACTGGTGGTGAAATCGATCGTTCTAAGAAAGGTGTTACCAAACACAAAGAAAATCCAGATCGTTTCAGTGATGAACCACATGCTGAACCAAAGTCAGGTGCTAAGTCTAAATCTGCTGCTGAGAAAAAAGATGCTCCAGAACAGAAAAAATCTAAGACTGGTACATGGGGTATGGAAGGTGGTAAGAAATTCGATAACACCAAGAAAGAAAGTATTGAGCCAGAATTTAAATCTAAGTTCATGAAGATGGTCGAAGCAGCCAAAGAACAAAGCGAAGCTGAAAAAGCAGAGGCCAAGAGAAAGAAAGAGCAAGAGAAAGAAGATAAGAAAAAGAAAATAGCCAAGATCATGGACGAAGGTGCTAGACCTGACTATGCCGATATCGATGATGACGGCGACGAAAAAGAGACTATGAAGGATGCGGCTGCTGACAAGAAAGCAGGTCCTAAAAAAGATAGCGGTAAGAAAGGCATGAGTGCTGCACAAGCAAAATACTTTGGTAAGAAAAATGAATCAAAGATGATGCCAAAAGGCAAAAAACGTCCTGTTAAAGAATCAGTTGAAAATATTCTATCATTCAAAGACATGATCAAACTTGTGCAAGAAAGTGGTGGTCAACAACAAATTGATGCAGTTGATCAAGAATTATTTTCTTGGGCTCAACGTGTTGCCAAACAAAAGATTGGCGAAGGCTTGAAAGCCGATGTATATGCAGGCATGGTATACGAGCGCATGGGTGGTGTATTTGAAATGTACGATGTATTAAGTGAAGACCAAAAGTAATTTAACCAATTACACTCAAAAGCCGGCAATTTAGTTGACCGGCTTTTTTGTTGGCTGTATAATAGTTCTATAGGAGAACAATTATGTCAACGAGAATGTACGGTCCCGAAGAAAAAGCCAAACTAGAACGTCTTATCAACGAAGGTGGCAATGTGTTACGTGAAGTAGAAGATCTCAAAGAAGGTCTTAAGGAAACTGTTAAAGCTGTTGCAGAAGAATTGCAAATCAAACCATCAGTTATTAACAAAGCAATTACCATTGCACACAAAGACAATTGGAAAGATCACGAACAAGAATGGAATGACATTGAAATGATTCTTGGCGTAACTAAACGTCTGCCTGAATGATAGACACAATTTTTGCACCGACAATACAGTGGATAAAAGATGACTTTAAGTCTAACAGAATTCGCTTTGTTATTGAGTTGCTTGCTTGGGCTATTAGTATTGGCTGCTCCATTACTATGGCGCTTACAGTCCCTACACCTCCGCTACTTACTCTTTATCCCATATGGATCCTTGGTTGTGCTATGTATGCTTGGGCTAGTTGGACTAGGAAATCTTTTGGCATGTTGGCTAACTACATCTTGCTTACCACAATAGACAGTGTTGGTCTAGCAAGAATGCTAATTAATTAAATAAAGTAAGAAGGTAGGCTGGGCCATAAACCGCACACTGGTATTTGTCTGCCACAAAAGACATAGGAGAAAAATTTGAGTTACGTAGACGCTTTCTATAATAGAGAGCAGGATATGATCAATGTTGTTGAACGCAATGATAAAGGCGAACGACATTATAAAGAATATCCTGCCCGTCATATATTTTATTACCCGGATGCCAAGGGTAAATTTACAAGTATTTTTGGACAGCCATTGTCCAGAGTAAGTTCTAAAAATGTCAAAGAACATCGTAAAGAACTTGCAATCCATTCAAACAAAAAATTGTTTGAAAGTGATATCAATCCCATATATCGTTGTCTAGAAGACAACTATCTAAATCAAGATGCTCCTAAACTAAATGTAGCATTTTTCGACATTGAAGTAGACTTCGATCCTGAACGTGGCTATGCATCACCCGATGATCCATTCATGCCCATTACTGCAATTGCTGTGTATTTGCAATGGATGCAGACCATGATCTGTTTGGCTATTCCACCTAAAACGTTGAGTATGGAAGAAGCTAAACGTCAGGTTGAAGAATTTCCTAACACCTATTTGTTTGATAACGAAGCAGATATGTTAGATATGTTCTTAGACCTAATACAAGAGTCAGATGTACTAAGTGGTTGGAACTCAGAAGGCTTTGATATTCCTTACACAGTTAATCGTGTTACCAAAGTTCTCAGTAAAGAAGATACAAGACGTTTTTGTTTGTGGAATCAATTCCCCAAGAAGCGTGAGTACGAAAAGTACGGCAAGGCTGCTGTCACATACGATCTAATTGGTCGTGTACATCTAGACAGTCTTGAACTGTATCGCAAGTACACCTATGAAGAACGCCATACCTATCGGTTGGACGCTATTGGCGAGATGGAGATTGGGGAGAACAAGACCGTCTACGAAGGCACACTTGATCAACTGTACAACAACGACTTCCGTAGGTTTATCGAATACAACAGACAAGACTGTATGCTGTTGGAAAAGCTAGACAAGAAACTAAAGTTTCTTGATCTTGCTAATACACTGGCACATGAATGTACGGTATTGCTACAGACCACAATGGGTGCGGTAGCTGTTACTGAGCAGGCCATTATCAATGAAGCTCACAAGCGTGGAATGATTGTTCCTAATAGAATATCTCGAGAAGAAGGTTTTAGTAATCAGGCTGCCGGTGCTTATGTTGCTTACCCTAAGAAAGGTATTCACGAATGGATTGGCTCGTTAGATATTAACAGTCTTTATCCATCAGCGATTCGTGCGCTTAACATGGGACCAGAAACTATTGTTGGACAGTTGCGGCAAGATGGTACCAAGGCATTCATTGACGGTGAGATTGCCAAAGGCAAAAGTTTTGCATCAGCATGGGAAGGCATCTTCGGTTCATTGGAATATGCAGCCGTACTGGAAAGAAATGTTGGTCGTGAAATCGTCATTGACTGGGAAGACGGTGGGGTTGATACCTTAAGTGCTGCACAAGCCTATGATCTAATCTTTGAAAGTAATCAGCCGTGGATGGTTAGTGCCAACGGTACTATTTTCACTTACGAAAAAGAAGGTATCATTCCGGGCTTGCTCAAGCGTTGGTATGCTGAACGTAAAGACATGCAGGCCAAACTGAAGGACTGTATTGCGGCTGGTAATAAAATTGAAGAAGAATACTGGGACAAGCGTCAGTTGGTCAAGAAGATTAACTTGAACAGCCTGTATGGTGCTATTTTGAATCCTGGTTGCAGATTCTTTGACAATCGTATTGGTCAATCAACTACACTTACAGGTCGAGCCATTGCTCGTCATATGGCTGGCAAAGTCAATGAGATCATCACAGGCGAAAACAATCACACAGGTAAAGCAATTATCTATGGTGATACTGACTCGTGTTATTTTTCGGCTTACGCTACACTTAAGAAAGAAATAGATCGAGGAGCTCTGCCGTGGACTAAAGAAAGTGTCGTTGAACTATATGACACAATTGGGGAAGAAGTAAACTCAACATTTCCCAAGTTCATGCAGGATGCTTTTCACTGTCCAAAGACTCGTGGCGAAGTTATCAAAGCAGGTCGAGAGATAGTTGCCAGCCGCGGCTTGTTCATCACAAAGAAACGCTATGCTGTTCTTTATTATGACAAAGAAGGCAAGCGAGCAGACATAGACGGCAAGCCCGGCAAGATCAAGGCCATGGGACTAGACCTCAAGCGTTCAGATACACCTGTAATCATCCAAGACTTTTTAAATGAGGTACTCACCAAGGTCCTAAATAACGGTACCAAAGAAGATGTTCTAGAGTACATTACCAACTTCCGCACTGAATTTAAAACTAGGCCGGGTTGGGAAAAAGGTTCACCAAAACGTGCAAATAATATTTCTCAATATCGCGACAAAGAAAAGAAAGCTGGCAAGACCAACATGCCCGGGCATGTTCGTGCTAGTTTGAATTGGAATACTTTGAAGCGTATGATGGATGACAAATACTCTGTAGCTATCACAGACGGTGCTAAGGTGATCGTTTGTAAGGTCAAAGATAATCCAATGGGCTATACATCGGTAGCCTACCCCGTTGATGAACTGAGATTACCTCAATGGTTCAAGGATCTTCCGTTTAACGATGCTGAGATGGAAAATGCGGTCATCGATGAAAAGCTAGAAAATTTAATTGGAGTCTTAGAATGGGACATCAGTTCAACTCGCAGTGACAACACATTCGCAAAACTTTTTGACTTTGAGTAAATTGCGGTTGCTTTTTACTCTAGATCTAAATATAATCTTAATATACAGGAGAATTCTTAATGAAAGATATACTACAAGACATCGTTAGCCACACACAGAACCTCGGCTTCTTGACCACAGTCAAAGTCACAGGCACAGACAAAGGCACAACCATTAACTCAATGGCTGATGACCGTTCAGTTATCATGGAGGCAGAAGCTGCTGCACCCTATTCAGACATGATTGGTGTATTCGGTATGCCGCAACTAAACAAGTTGAAATATTTGTTAGACGGTGCTGAGTACAAAGAAAATGCCAAGATTAGTATTACCACTGCAGAACGCAATGGTGAAACAATCCCCACAGGCTTACACTTTGAAAATAAAGATGGTGACTTCAAAAACGATTATCGCTTTATGAATGCAGAAATCATCAACGAAAAAATGAAGACTGTGAAATTCCGTGGGGTTAAGTGGGATGTAGAACTAGAGCCAACTGTGGCTTCTGTGACTCGTTTCAACTTTCAAGCAGGTGCGCATAACGAACATCCAACATTCTTAGCAAAAACAGATGGTGGTAATCTAAAGTTTATCTTTGGTGATGCATCAACACACGCAGGTGAGTTTATATTTGCACAAAACGTTGTAGGCAAACTTGATCGCGGTTGGACTTGGCCTGTTATGCCAATCTTGAGCATTCTTAAGATTGCAGATGTTAACAACACCAAGATGTCGTTGTCAAATGAAGGCGCTATTCAAATCACTCTAGACAGCGGACTTGCCACTTACAAATATATCATTCCAGCACAAGCTGCTTAATATGAAAGAACCAGTCAATTTAACTCCACTACAAAAAGACTATGCAGTCTACTTGCCTGCTATTAGTAGTTTTTATAGTACCTATGTTGCAAAACAACGATTAGAAGAATTTGTACCCAACGATCGTATTCCTGCAGGATTTGATCGCGGCATTGAAGGTATGAATTTTCTAAATCCCGAACAAGGCTATTTTACTTACAAGTATGCCCTGTATTCAGCGGGTCATGCACAATTGGATTTGAATAAGAGCATGACACAGGAGTCAATGATTCAACAGAGAGATCGTGCTAACACAATGATCTTGGGCGACTCCGGTGGATACCAAATTGGTAAGGGTGTTCTTAAATTTGATTGGCTCAACTTCGAAGGCCCCGCTGCAAACAAGACACGACAAAATATTTTAGAGTGGCTGGAACTAACTGCTGATTGGTCTATGATGCTGGACGTTCCAACATGGGCATGTGATCATATTCATTCACCCAAGACTGGATTGAAAACATTTGAAGATTGTCTAGAAAAGACACGATTCAATAATGATTACTTCTTGCAAAATCGTCTAGGTCAAACTAAATGGCTCAACGTGTTACAAGGTGGTGACTGGGATACTGCTGAAAAGTGGTACAACGGTGTAAAAGAGTTTAGTGATCCTAAAGGTCCATATGCTGGCAAGGAAGCAGAAGGTTGGGCAATGGGTGGCGCTAACATGTGCAAGATGCCCATTACACTAAAACGATTGATAACATTGAGAGACGAAGGTCTCTTAGAAGGCAAGGACTGGATGCACTTCTTGGGCACAGCACAACTTGACTGGTCATGTTATCTTACATTAATTCAACGTGAAATTAAAAAGCACATAAATGAAAACTTTACCATCTCTTTTGATTGCGCCTCACCGTTCATTGCAACCGCACACGGACTTGTCTATACCAACGCCCAACACACCAACAAGCGTTGGAGTGTTATTATGGACAAAGCCCCAGATACAAAAACCCTTAGCCAGAATTTTAACATCCCCTTTCCATTCGAAAGTGAAGTCGGAAGTAGATTATCAATAGGTGATATCTGTTGGTACAAGCCCGGAATGCTCAATAAAATTAAAAAAGAAGGTAAAACTAGTTGGGATAGTTTCAGCTATGCACTCATGATGGGGCATAATGTCGAATGTCATATCAAGGCTGTACAACGTGCTCAACAATTCATGGATATTGAATGTGCCAAACACAAGCCAGACTGGCGTATGTGGGGTGTTGAGGGCAAGAAAGAAATTGAATTCAGCGAATGGGTTCCACGCAAGATTCTTTACTTTGCCACATTCATTGAAGAACTATTCAATACCAAAACAAAAGATGAAGCATTTACATTAATCGACGATGCTAATCAATTCTTGACCAGTCTAGAAGGCGCTCGACTACAAGGCGGTCCTGTTGCCTATGGTAACAAAGATCTGTTTGATTGGGGGGATGCCAAGAAAGTCAAAGAAGAAGAATTCGATCAACAAGATGATGATGAGCTACGTGCATTGGAAGAAATTGTTCAAGGAGTATAATTTATGTACGAACAGAGAATTAAACATTTAGAAGAAGCACACCATGCTTTGGACAAACAAGTTGACACTTTGGAAAGAACAGGCCTGTTTGAAGACCTAAAACTTGAAGAATTGAAGAAGCAACGGTTGCTCTTAAAGGATAAAATTGCTATACTAAAGCATAAGCAACAACTTCACACACAGGTATAACATGGTCCAACTAAACATATTTGAATTGAACAAGATTAAAACTATCTGCGAAGCCGTTGGCACAGAGTATTTTACTCTTGAGCAAACAAATAGTTCAGGCATTGGTAGAGTATTAACAATGACTTATGAAACTGAGATAGCAGACTATCCTGCTAGTGTTCGTATCGAAGTATCTGGCGTGGAGACGTGGTAATGAATGACGAATATGCAAAGTACGATGTCTTTGCTAAACAAATGGAAGAACGTTTTCCAAAGATGTTTGCCGGTAAGTACGGCGGATTTGCATGTAGCGAAGGTTGGTGGCCGATTCTAGAAAAATTATGCTCTAACATTCAACGTCACATTGATTGGAAGAACAAGCAGTCAGAAGTTGTGCCGCAAGTAACTGTAGCGCAGATTAAAGAAAAGTTTGGAGGCCTACGTTTTTATTACGATGGCGGAGATGAGCAAATCCGTGGCATGGTACAGATGGCAGAAGTGTGGGCAGATCATAGTTGTGAAACTTGCGGTGCTCCTGGAAAGCGCCGAGACGGTGGGTGGATTCGCACACTATGTGATACTCACGAAGCAGAAAGAGAAAAAAGGTTGGCAGAATGAAAAGAAATTACGACTCGGGTGTTGCAGACAGTATTACATTCTTCACAGGTGTAGAGATCGAAAAGACTCCTGCATATGGAATGAAGACACTGTTTGTTACAGGTGTTCAAGATTCATACTTTATTATGGATCTTGCTCGCGAACACAAATGCCAACACATTTATTTTGGTGCTAACCAAAGTTTTCCTAAATTAGAAGTTAACGATGCAGAGCCGTGGCGTCTATGGGAAGATATGATCTACGTCTGCCTAGATGCCGACGATGACTTTTGGTGTACACTAGATCTAGATCTAACACAAGTTGAAGGCCTTCTCGAAAGCGGTCTTGTTGAGAAACGTCAATTCATTCCACAGATTTCGGTAAAACTGCCCTATTTACAACAGCTGGGGTATAATGCTACAATAAAGATTGACGACAAAGATTTTAAAGCAACCAATCCCGGAGTATGGTGTCATAATCTCCACGACCTGCTTGGTAGAGATCAGTTTACAAGTTGGGATCAATATGGCAAAGATGAGATTATCAAATGAGTAATATTGGACCATATGCATCAACTGCAAAGTCTATTCATCGATTACAACGTTCGCTGAATAAATCCTCAGCGGGTTTTAGACAAAGAATTGGATCAAAACAGTATGCAAAAGAAAAACCTATGAAATTAACATTTAAAGAACGAATTCGAAACTGGCTAATGAATGACATCGACGATGCCGAACCAGTATACGCAGAAGACAGTGACGGACCAGAGATTCAATCTCAAGGATTTCGATTAAATGTTTATGGTGCTAGCGGCGGTACTATTGTAGAAACTACCAAGTATGATCGAAAGAGCGATGAACATCGCCATAGTCTACACGTAGTTACAGAAGACAAAGATCTCGGCGAAGAACTAGCAAAAATTATAACTATGGAGCAACTACGATGAAACATCCTAATCTAGATGTAAAAAAAATCACGATAAAAGAAACTGATGCATACAGAGTTCGTGTTGAAAGTTGGGAAAGCATAAGTCCACAAGGACTGTTTGCAGTAGATATCATTCAAGAATGTTTAGACACCAAGAAAAATATCACTGAATCCAGTGCCTACAATTTTCACATGACTAGAGAAGAAATTAAAACGCTGTGTGAAGGACTGTTGTCATTATGATTATCAAACAAGACATTCGACCGCTTAAAATGATTTGGGTTACATTTCAAAAGGAAGGCATTCATTGCTATCCTGCAGCCGCTACAGACCCTAACCTAGCAACAGGAGATCAATATGATGTTTCGTTTTTGGCTAATCCTCATCGCCATATTTTTCATTTTAGGGTATGGCTTAGTGTCACCCACAATGACAGAGATGTGGAATTTATACAATTCAAGCGGTGGCTTGAACAACTGTATTCTAGCACACAAAATATTTTGTCGCTAGATCACAAGAGTTGCGAAATGATGTCAGACGAATTGTATGACATGATTTCCAATAAGTATCCGGGCCGTGAGGTTTGGATTGAAGTCTCCGAAGACGGAGAAAATGGTTCATTTATCAAATATTAAAAGAGGCTATTATGGCTAAGAATTACAAGGATTATTCCTATTTTGAAAATCGCCCCGACGTTGTTCGGATCTTTGATGACTTGGATGCATATCTAGATTGGTGCAGATTAGAACTGCAACCATTTAATCCTGCAGATCTCTATAAGAGAGATTCTGTGACTTATCAGTCTTACCTGGCAAGTCGTCGTCCAGCAAGACGTCCATATTTAGGCAACAAGCCTCGTTGGGACAATAACGGTCGCCGCAATGAGCAGAATTTTTCTCGTTGATCTAGAAGCAGTTGAGACAAGGTACACGGGTCAATGGAAGACTCATGTACCTGCTTTACTTAAAAAGGCAGGACACAATGTCAACATTATATCAGGTCCTACGGACATTCCTAGTGCTACCACTCCTGGCGCATTTCTCAACTTTGGCGGCACTAATATATACAAGGCTAGCCAAGTTGAGCAGATGGGTCGTTTATTTTGCTCCGGAGCAGTTAAGCCTGGCGATCATTTTTTGTTTACTGACGCTTGGCATCCTGGTATCATAAACCTAAAGTACATGAGTGAGTTGTTGGGTATTCCAATAACAACACATGGCTTATGGCATGCTGGTTCATATGATCCGCAAGACTTCCTAGGCAGACTGGTTGGTAACAAGCCTTGGGTGCGTAATGCAGAGAAATCGTTCTTTTCTGCCTTTGATCACAACTACTTTGCCACTGACTTTCATATTGAATTGTTTAATAGAGAATTACTGAACAATGGACATACTGTAGAAAATCCTTGGTACGAGGAAGAACTTAAAGAAATACTTGCAGGCGAGTATCCTAAGTTTGTACGCACAGGTTGGCCTATGGAGTATATGCAGGACACTTTGCTAATGTATAAGAACATGAAGAAGCGTGATCTTATTCTATTCCCGCATCGTGTTGCTCCAGAGAAACAGGTTGAAATATTCCGTGATCTAAAACATCAGTTGCCGCAATACGAGTTTGTTGTTTGTCAAGATCAACAGTTGACCAAGAATGAATATCATAATTTGTTAGGTGAAGCCAAATTAGTGTTTAGTGCTAACTTGCAAGAAACACTGGGCATCAGTTGGTATGAAGGTGCTATTGTAGATGCTATCCCAATGGTGCCGGATCGCCTAAGCTATAGCGAAATGGCCTTAGATACATTCAAGTATCCTAGCGAATGGACTGAAAGCTATGATGCATATACTGTGTATCGTCCAGACATCTGTAAAACAATTATAGAACATATGGAAAATTACAGAACTCGTATACCCAGCCTAAATAAACAGGTAGATATACTAAAAGAAAACTTTTTTAGTTGCAATAAACTATTAGAGATGTTAAAATAATATAATAAATGTCATCCACGACATTAACTCGGAGAAATAAAATTGACAAGTAAAGAAACAGGCTTGGACGCAATGGCAGGCGATGGCGGATACCAAGAAGGAACCTTGGCAGGTGCAATCCGCATGAGGATGAGACGTGAAGGAAAACGTTTTTGGGCCGGAGATAATATCAGTGATTACTTACACGACAGTGATAAAGAACATCTTATCAACGAAGCAACAGAAGCATTTGAACTTGTGTTAGACAGTTTGCTTATTGATCGTGAAACCGATCCTAATAGTAAAGGCACTGCAAGACGACTGGCTAAAATGTACTTTAACGAAATCATGGAAGGTAGATATCAAGCTGCTCCAGATTGTACTGCTTTCCCTAATGATAGCGAGGATAGATATGAGGGTATGTTGGTTGTGCGTAGTGAGCTTCGTAGCATGTGCAGTCACCATCACCAGCCTGTGGCTGGCGTCGCGTATATCGGTATCATTGCCGCACAAAAACTCATCGGCCTGTCAAAGTACACAAGAATAGCACAATGGTGTGCTCGTCGTGGTACATTGCAGGAAGAGTTGTGTAATGACATAGCTAGAGAAATTAGCAAGGCAACTGATAGCAACAATGTAGCAGTCTATATACAGGCCACACATGGTTGCTGTGAGAATCGTGGCATCATGGCACATTCTAGTCTAACACAGACTACAGTACTTAAAGGTTCGTTTAAAGATGATCCTCACACAAAGAAAGAGTTTTTTGATAACATCAAACTACAACAAGAGTTTGCACCACGATAAGGAATAATATGAAAACATTTGATACATTTGAACAAGTAGAAGACATGGACGCTTGCATGAAGCGACCTATTGTAGTACATGCCAAAAAGATTGATGAAGAATTTAGAGTCAATACACTAGAAGGAAATTACAAACAAGGTAAGCCAGGCGACTATCTAATGAAAGGTATCGACGGTGAGTTGTATATCTGTGATGGTCCGATCTTTGAACGCACTTACAATTTTGTAAAGGAAGAATAATGTTAGATAAATTTTTCATATGGGTTGGTCGCAATAGAAAAGAAATCAGCCTTACTATTGGCGGGCTAAACTTACTATCTGGATTAAGTGCTTTAGTCAACGGTAACTACGGACTTGCTATCGTAGGATTTACAATTGGTGGGGTTCTTATTCTTGATGCTTACAAGGGGATTTAAATGAGTCAAATATACGTAATCAAACCCTTGGAAAAGAAAAGCATTGTCTACCATGTAGAAATGTTTCGTGAGAATCCTGATGGCAGTATTAGTTGGTTTAACATAGATGAAACCTATCGATGGGGGCAGGGATTTGTAGAAGGTGATCTAGATTGCAATCTCCCATGGGAAGGTGATACAGTTGCCTATGCTCGAACTGATTGTGGCTGGGGCTGTGAGTTTGATGATAGCTGTAGCGTTGAATGGGAATTCAGTGATGACATCTCTGAACTGGAACAACAAGAATTAAAAGAATTATACTACGAAGGTGGAGCTGGATGGCTCTATGACGGTGAACACGATTGGTTAGAAGAAGATGCCGCAGTACATATTATTGCACCGTATCAGGTTGATCTATGTGATGAAATAACAGGCGACGTTATTGAAGAGAATGTGAAATTAAAAACTCGACCAAAGCCAAGCAACTCTTGGCCGTTTACACAAAATGACAGGTAATACAATTCTTTTTATAGCACTTATGTTAACCGTAATAGGAATAGTGTTATGGGACATGTATCAGGATGAAAAAATAAGAAATCAAACCTATGTCATAGGTAGTCGTGTATTTGGTAGATGGAACGAGATTCCGTTTGTTGGAACTATAGGTAATGATAGCTCAATTGATTACACCGATGATTCGGAAATCACTATACATTTAGATCTGCCAATGAAGATTGACAAAGAGTTTAAATCAACTATAATAGTCAAACATACAGACATTAAACAACTTTTGAAAGAGTATTAAGAATGAAGGCATTACTTAATTTTTTAGAACGCATTGGACGTAAGCGTATTATCATGGATCGTGTTTGCAACGAACCTTACCTAGAACGCTACTATGTGTTTTTAAAAGATAGAACACACTTTCCGTTTAACGTATTCTTACACAAGTTTCTAAAAGGCGATCCAGATGATGTACATGATCATCCGTGGCCCTATGCAACATTGATTTTAAAAGGTGGTTACTACGAGTACACTCCTAATTTTGAATACGGTAAACTGGTCGGAGAAACTAAACATTGGCGAGGTCCTGGACACTTTCGAATATGTGGTTCAAACAGTTATCATCGTATCGAATTAAAACACGGAGTCACTGCTTGGACTCTGTTCATGCCTGGTCCACACAAACGTGATTGGGGATTCCTAGTCAACAACAAATGGATTCAACACGAACAGTATCTCAAGGAACGTCATGAAAAAGCGTAAAGTAAGGTGAACAAAATGAGAAAAGAAGATTACATACTAGAAGATGCGGAGAAGGAAGGTATTGCTCCGTGGAAGGACTTGGTCCGGGAAGACTTCCATGTCAAGGTGTTTAAAGATAAGTACCCTGTATCAGAAGGTCATTTGTTATTTGTGCCGCAATATGCGGCTGACGGAGTGATTGTTGATTGTTTCAGTGATGCATTAACACATGGCAAAGAGATGGTAGAAAAAGGCGAGTGGGACGGATTTAATATTGGAATTAATTGGGGTGAGGCTGCAGGGCAAACTGTCATGTATCCGCACATACATTTAATTCCAAGACGCAAAGGAGACATGGAAGATCCACGTGGTGGAGTGAGACATGTTATCCCAGAAAAAGGCAATTACAAAAAATGAGTAGAGCATTGTTTATAGGAGATAGTCAAACTTGCGGCTATTGGAGCCATCCTACTAAAGTAGGTCCAGGTAGTTACACCTATTGGAACGACAACAACTATGCAGAAATTTACGGGGAAGATAACAACAAACCTGTAGCTATATATGCAATGGCAGGTGTTTGCAATCGAGTCTACACAGATTGGCTAGCTAGTATGTTTGAAAAATATAATGACATAGACGAAGTGTTTATATGTCTAGCACCATTCAATAGATTTAGACTGGCGTTTGACGGCGAGCTGTCTGACGAAGTTATACCCATTGACTATTTTACTGAAAAGATGAGTGCGTCTGACAGTGTTGTTGATAGGTATTGTGATCAAACTATACAAAATGAAAAAATACAATTATTTCAGAAATCACGGGATAAAGACTATAGCAATTTTCCCGGACTAGATATTGACATGGGCAAAGGACTGGCCTCGCCAAATCTTCGTAAAAACACCTATATGGAAGTTAAGTTATTTTTTGAACTTAACACATTTTTAGAAAAACGTGATTTTTTACTAGATGTCTATGTATGGGATCGTATGTGTGCAGAACATGGTGCTAAACTTTATCTTTTTAATTTTACAGAACGATTAAAATTTCCTAGTAATTTTGAATATTATGGAAAATTAAACAATACTGTGATTGCTTCTAAAACCGTTGAGGCCTATTTTGCTGACAAACTGATAGATCATACAAAATTCTATCTAGAAGACAACGAACATTATAATCGTGAATATCACAAATACATCTCAGATAAATATTTGCCCTGGTTAAAGACACAATGAAAATATTGATTGCAGGAGACAGTTTCGCTACTGTATGGCCAAATGCCGAGTTAGGTTGGCCTACACTGCTCTCTGCAAAATACAATGTGGTTAATCTAGCACAGGCGGGCATAGGAGAATACAAGATTCTAAAACAAATTGAATCTCAGCATGTTGCAAGTTTTGACATGGTAATTGTGAGTCATACCAGTCCCAGTCGACTGCATACTCCACAACATCCCATACATAAACACGGGTTGCACAAAGACTGTGATTTGATTTTAAATGATCTACTTGATAAGTCTTCATTTAGAAATCCCAGTCTCAAGGCTGCACAAGAATATTTCAAATATCATTATGATGATCAATATCAAATAGACATTTACAATTTAATTAGAAAACAGATCAAACTATTGATCACTGTGCCATATATCAGCATGAGTCATATTGATATTGTTAATCAACTTGCAGTAGAAAACAATCATATCGATTTTAGTGGACTTTGGTCTAAAGAAAGAGGAAGTATAAATCATTATACCATTGAAGGCAATTCTAAAATATTTGAAACATTAAAGGACATCATCAGTGAATGAAGTGTTAGTTCCTTGGAAAAAAGAACAAACTGGTTTTTGGTGGAATGAAACCTGTGCTATGGTATTAGAACACTTTGGCCTGCCGGGCAATCGATACACCAGTCATCCAGAAACAAATCAGATGACATTTAAATTTCATAATGAACACGATGCCATGATGTGTAAAATATTGTTGAGTGACAGAATATGATCAAATACATTGTTGGATTTGTTGTTGCCTGTATCCTTTGGGTAGTTGTACTTTCTCAAGTAGACATGCCAGAGTATCGAGTCTACAATTGTAGCATGTCCGAATGGCATCCTGATATTCCCACTGATGTAAGAGAAGAATGTCGCAAGCGTAGATATTTGGATCGGAAACATGAGAATACGATTTAATTAGGAGTTGAAATTGAAAAGCTGGATACTTAGTGTAGAAGAAGCCAACGATGATAGTGGCGATGCCATATTGACTTTTCCACCAGACCTATTGGAACAAGCAGGCTGGAAAGAAGGCGATACATTAAAATGGATAGATCAAAAAGATGGTAGTTGGCTACTCAAAAAAGTTGACACAACTAGTGAAAAGAGTGTATAATATACTATGAGTAAAATTAAAATCGCAGAGCTGTTTTACAGCATACAAGGTGAAGGACGCTATATGGGTGTGCCTTCTGTGTTCTTACGTACATTTGGTTGTAACTTTAAGTGTGCAGGCTTTGGCATGCCTCGTGGCGAAATGAGTCACGAAGCAACTGACATTGCGGCTACACATAAAATGATTACGCCTTTTACAAAGTATGAAGACTTGCCGTTAGTTAGCACAGGTTGTGATAGCTATGCAAGTTGGCATCCAGACTTTAAAGATTTGTCGCCTATGCTTACAAGTGAAGCAATTACAGATCGTATTATGGAAATTATTCCGCACAATGAATGGCAGGATGAGCATCTAGTAATTACAGGCGGTGAACCGTTGTTAGGGTGGCAACGTGCTTATCCAGACTTACTGAATAATTCTAAAATGAAAGCGTTGAAGGAAATCACATTCGAGACCAATGGTACTCAAAAGTTAACACCTGAATTTAAAGAATATTTGAGAAAGTGGAATAGCGAAGTAGGCAAAGAACTTACATTTTCAGTAAGTGCTAAACTGCCATGCAGTGGTGAGAAGTGGGAAGAAGCTATTCTTCCAGAGGTAGTTTGTGAGTATGAAGAAGTTGGCACAGCCTATTTAAAATTTGTTATTGCTACTGAACAAGACTTTGCTGATGCCGAGTGTGCTATTGCTGCATATCGTAAGGCAGGATTTAAAGGACACGTTTATCTAATGCCAGTAGGCGGCGTTGAAAGTGTCTACGCTCTAAATAACAGAGCAGTAGCTATTATGGCAATGAACGCAGGTCTACGATATAGTGATCGATTGCAGGTGCCGTTGTTTAAGAATGAATGGGGGACCTAATGAAGCGTTTTATAGAAAAATTATTTGGTATTGATAAGCTCAAAGCAGAAACTGAGGCCGCAGTAAAATTAGCTGAAGAATCCACAAAAATTGCCAAAGACGCCGTTGCGTCTGCAGAACGTGCTATAGAAGCAGAAGAAACTGCTAAACTATCACCAAAAGATCGTGCAACTAAACTAAAGGAACCTTGGGTAGGTGTACTTAACACTCATGTCAATAAAGATAATATTCGCAACGGCTTTTTTGAGCTTGACTGGAACGAGCAGTTTGTGTTAAAATTAAAACAAGAAGGATACGGATTTGATGGCGACAAAGATGAAGAAATTGTCGATCGCTGGTTCCGTGAACTTTGTGCTAATGTAGTAGTCGATGGCGACTTTGGCGGCGCTGTTAACACTGGCGTTATTGATATTAATTCTGTTAGAAAAAATAACCTATGACATATATTTTAGTTGATACTGCAAACACTTTCTTTCGTGCCCGTCACGTTATTAACGGTGATGCTGACATCAAGTTGGGCATGGCGTTTCACATTACACTCAACAGTATTAAGAAAGCGTGGCAAGACTTTGAAGGTAGTCATGTGGTATTTTTCTTAGAAGGTCGCTCGTGGCGTAAGGATTTTTACAAGCCCTACAAGGCACAACGTACAGCAGCTCGAGCAGCGCATACAGAGCGAGAAGCAGAAGAAGAACGTGTGTTTTGGGAAGCGTTCGATACATTTAAAGATTTTGTCACAGAAAAGACTAACTGCACAGTATTACAACATCCTAGACTTGAAGCTGATGATTTAATTGCAGGTTGGATACAGAGTCATCCTAGCGACAATCATGTGATCATTTCAACAGATACAGATTTTGTACAACTAATCGCACCTAATGTGAAACAGTATAATGGCGTTACAGAAACAACAATCACACACGAAGGCTATTTCGATAAAAAAGGTTTATCCATTATTGATAAAAAGACTAACGAAGCAAAAGTTGCGCCGGATCCAAAATGGTTACTCTTTGAGAAGTGTATGCGAGGCGATACCTCAGACAATGTATTCTCTGCATATCCGGGAGTACGGGAAAAAGGCACAAAGAATAAGGTTGGTCTCCGTGAAGCCTACGGTGACCGTGACTCAAAAGGGTACAATTGGAACAACATGATGCTTCAGCGTTGGACCGACCATAACGGTGAAGAACATCGTGTTTTAGACGATTATGAACGTAATCGACAGCTGATCGATCTTACAGCACAGCCCGACGACATTAGGCAGATCATGTCTGAAACTATTACAACAGCAACTCAGGCAAATAAAAATGTCAGCCAGGTTGGTATTAGATTGATGAAATTTTGCAATCTTTATGATCTTAAAAAGATTGCTGATCAGGCACAGGCCTATGCCGAACCACTTAATGCGAGATACACGCTATGACAGACCTACACGCAAAACCAATTATTGAAAACAAATTCTGGATCGTTGAAAAGGATGGTACAAAATTTGCCACTTTGAGAAAAAACGAAGACAATCGTTTTATTCTCAGCAACGAACTGGGCACTAAAATTTATGACACTAAAGAAAGTCTTACTCGACAATTTGGCAAAGATTTCTTTGTGGCAAAGATTATTAAAGAAGCAGACAATGCACTGCCAAATGAAGTTCACGGCTACTCAACAAGTACCGAACCACACAACGCCATGTTTGACATTAAACGTAAATTACCCCTGTTTACAAAAAGCAGTGATTCAAAAAGTTTGTATTGTGCAGGCTACTATGTAATTAAATTTGACAAGGGTTGGGTTAAATCATTTTGCCCCAAGTTGATTACTCTTCAAAGATACGGTTATCAAGGTCCCTTTAGAACTGAACTAGAAATGCGGCAGGTGCTGGCAAATGTCTCAAAATAATTTGCCCACAAATCTACCTAGCGTAGAAAAATTGCTAGCCAGAGTTGCGGCCGCTGAACGTAGTCAACAAAAAGACATTAGAATATCAATACAAGAAGCCAAAGACTTAACTGCTGAATTAGCAGTATTAACATCCAAGTTAGGTCGTACCGTTCAAGAAATACATGCTATGCTGGCTGAAATACGAGAATCAACCACTAAAATCGACGTAAAGTTCGACGGGGGCGGCTTCAGTTCTTGATAAATATATACGTGGTTAATTAGGAAACACGTATTAATGAGCAGACCAAAACCCAAAGTTATACTTGAACATGCCAATAAGGACACTTTTAAGATCGAACAAATTCTTGAAAGCGATGCCATCTGGGCTGTGTTTTATAAAGGTGAGCCATTCAATCTAAAGAGTGGTAGTCTAGTAGCCAGTTACCCCGGTCCTAAATACAAAAAGGTTTCATTTAGCAATCCCGGTCATGCACACAATCTTGCAAAAAAACTTAACAAACTTTTCAAGACTCAAGACTTTGCAGTTTATAAACTCAGTCAAGGTGAAAAGATAGAGTAAGCTATGGACCGCAAGGATACCTATACTTCGGTATTCCTCAAAGCTGCGGGACAACCGCATGATGCAGAATACGTTAAAAAATTTCGTGCTGTTTGGTGGTATAGTACTCGAGGTAAAGATGTCGGTGGACTGCGAATGACCGATCAATGCCTAGAGTTTGTAGAAACCAAATCAGAAATCAAAACTTACAAAATAGAACTTCCAAAAGATCTAACAATAGGGCCGCAGGTGTTAATTTGGATGGATCAATATCTGGATTCACCGTTCCATTTACAAAAACGGTATATCAAGGTATTGTCCGAAAAAGCCGCTTTTGAACTGTACTTATTTGCCGGCGATGTTAGAAAAATGGGTTCTGCAAAAGCCTTGAATAAAAGATTAAGCCAAGAATCTTCTCAATAAATTATCTTTGAATTAAATATCACTATGTTAAAACTAAACGCTCTTGACATTTTGAATCACAGACAGATTGATTCGGTAGCTCCACATTTTGCTAAAATGAAACTGGCTGATGTAGACCTGTTTGGATCAGATGTTGAAACTTGGATTAGATCCAAGTTGGTAGGAAGATTCTACATAAAAAGACAGCCTGGTATTTCACAAGATGGAAAACTTAAGACTGCCACTTATGTAGGATTCGAGGATCATAAAGAGCTGACTTATTTTATGCTAGCATGTCCACATATAAGGAGAAACACATGACCGAAGAAGTTAAAACACCAGAAGCACAACCAGCTGCAGAAGCACAGCAATCAGCAGCACCCGATTTAAATATCAACGACTTGTCCGCACTACGAAGCATATTAGATGTGGCCAGTCAACGCGGAGCGTTCAAAGCAGCCGAATTAGAAGCAGTTGGTAAGATTTATAATAAACTTAACTCATTCTTGGAAGCTGTTACTAAAAAGGATCAGTGATGAAATCATTAAAACATGTAGGAAAAATGAAAAAAGCAGGTTCTAAGGTGCTAGTAGCTTTTAGAACACTACCTGGCGAATCCAATCAGGCATTGGTTATTCCGGTATCCAGCCTGTCAGATAACTATCATGACGATATCATGAAGTTGGTCGAAACCACCGAAGCACAGGCAGCATTTGAATTTGGTGAAGTATTATTTACAAGATCATTTTCCGACGGCCGTCCAATGTTGCAGGCTCTAAAAGCTGATAACAGAATGGCCAAGGTTCCTACAGACGATGTTTTAATGATGCCGTCGCCTGGCAGCGAAATTGCTCTGCATCAACTTAATACACTTATCGCTGAACAAAAAAACTGTGCAGTAGATGACTTATGTACGTTTGTTTCCGGTGCTAAGAAAAATACTCCGGAAGTCCAAGAACTTGTAACGGTCAAAGACCTTGCTCCTCCGCCGACACCTGCAGTAGCACCTCTCAAGGCAGCTGCTAATGAAGTTTTATCTGATAAAGACATTGCCAAGAGTTATCGCAGTCAGGCTGATTCGATGTACAAAGAAGCTGCCCGTCTACGTAAAGAAGCAGACGATTTAGATCCACCAGCAAAGAAAGCGGCAAAGGCCAAAGAAGCCGAAAGTGCCTAAACCGTTGTTTAAACCGCCAAAGCATCTTGTACAGGAATGGCCAGAAGTCTTTGAAGATCTTTATATGAATACCATGCCGGTTCACTACCTAGAATCAATTAGGTTGGAATTCGGCAATGGTAGAATATGGGAGATCAATATTGCTGAACAGTTGTCTAACAGTCACAGCGATATAATTGCTAATAGATTAGTAGAAACATTTGCTGAATACAAAGAAGATATTAAAAAGATTGATTTTAAAATTGATGTTGAAAAATTAAAAAAAGACATACAAAATCAATCTAATGACTTTTTTAAATAAGAATGTGGAAACTAAAGCAATTAATTTTTATGTTAAAGGCTTTGACTCGTCTAAACAAACAATAGACGATATCAGTCCCACATTCTGTGCTGCTAAATGGTTGCAGGTTAGTTTACATTTAACTAATGGAAAGACTCATAGTTGTTATCATCCCCCAACACACGATATAAATGCAGAAGAGTTATTAACTAATCCTTCTGCCCTCCATAATACTAAACAAAAATTTCACGAAAGGCAATTGATGCTGGACGGTAAGAGACCTGCTGGCTGCGAATATTGTTGGAAAATTGAAGACTCTGGACATATTAGTGATCGATATTATCGCAGCAGCGAGCATTGGGCAATAGATAAACTATCATCTATACAAGATCTGCCATCAGATTCAAATATAGATCCCACTTATGTAGAGGTTAATTTTAATCAAACTTGCAATTTTAAATGTAGTTATTGCAGTCCTCATCTTAGCAGTGAGTGGGAAAAAGAAATAGAAACACATGGTCCATATGTTATCGATGATTACGAGCATAATCAAATAAAAACATTAAGAGATGCTAGACTAATGCCGTTGGTTGCGTCAAGCAAAGATAATCCATACGTTCAAGCATTTTGGCAATGGTGGCCATCGTTGTATACCACATTGAAAGTTTTTAGGATGACCGGTGGCGAGCCGTTAATGGATGCAAATACTTTTAAGATTTTGGATTATGTAAAAGAACATCCTAATAAAAATTTAGAATTAAGTGTAACCAGCAACATGTGTCCTCCAGGAGACTTGTTCGATAAATTTTTAGAAAAAATTAAAACCTTAGATAAGGTAGACCATGTTGTAGAGTGTTATACTCCTGATCCCAAAGACGGATCAGAATGGCAAAGTTGGCCTCACTTTGTAATAGGCAAACAAAATAAACTTTACCATAAAACAGATCTGCCTAGCATTGAAAGAGAGGATATACCAGAAACATTTAACGGCATTGGACCAGCAAATGAGAATGGAAGTTTTACCTATTTGTACAAATATCAAGATCATGCATGTAAGCATTTCAGTTTATATGTTAGTTTAGACAGCGTTGGTGCACAGGCTGAATATATCAGAAATGGATTAGATTTTAAAAAATTGCAAAACAACGTAGAAAGATTCTTATCCGAAACAGAAAATACCAGTGTTAGTTTTATTAATACGTTCAATGTTCTCAGCATATACCAATTAAAAGAATACCTTGAAATGATTTTAGATCTTCGAAAAAAATATTCTCAAAAAATTAAAGGTAAAGCATCGTTTCAACGTATATGGTTTGACATTCCTCTATTAAGAAAACCCGATTGGATGAGTGTGTTTAATTGTTCAGAGGAACAACTTGATATACTCAAACACACTCTTGATTGGATGAAGAATAACAATAGCCGAGAATCATATAACAATACTTCGCAGGGATTTAAATCTTACGAAGTAGAAAAATTAGAAAGAAATATAGACGTAATAGAAAATAATAAATGCAATAGCGCAGACCTGTTAAAAAATGCAAAAGATTTTAAACAGTTTTTTCAAGAGCATGATCGCAGACGAGGAACTGATTTTGTTTCTACTTTTCCTGAACTTAAATACTGGTACGAGAACATAAAATGACAAAAAAATACATAGAAATTATTCACGAAACTCGCGATAAATTAAACACCGTAGGCAAAGGATTTTGTTTAGCAAAATGGAATATGGAAACATTATATCTCCACATGGGAGACAATCATAGTTGCTATCACCCTCGTCCACACAAAGTGGATAAGACATTATTAAAAGCCAATCCTAGTGCATTGCATAATACACCGTGGAAGAAAGAAGTACGCAAGCAGATGCTTGAGGGCAAGCGGCCCGAAGAATGTTATTACTGCTGGAATATCGAAGACCTAGAAGGCAATCATATTAGTGATCGCATGAAACATAGTTCTAATCACCCGGGTACTCTTGATACTATTGTAGAGGCAGGATGGGAAGCTGATTGGAATCCGCGGCATCTAGAAGTCAGCTTTGGAAATGGCTGTAATTTTAGATGTGGGTATTGCTGCCCACAGGCATCAAGTAGTTGGATGGAAGAAATTAAGCGTCATGGCAATTATGATTTAACCTACAATCAATACGGCATAGACTTCTTAGATAATAGCGACTTCTTTAACAAAGATGATCCCAACCCCTATGTTGATGCATTTTGGGAATGGTGGCCTACACTTAAGAAAGATCTAAAAGTATTCCGTATCACTGGTGGCGAACCATTAATGAACCCTAACACATTTAAACTACTAGAGATGTTAGAGAACGAGCCAGAACCGGAATTACAAATTCATGTTAACAGCAATCTAGGTATTACACATAGACTGGTCCAAAAAATGGTCGAGTATGTGCAGCGATTACTTGATAAGAAAGCAATTAAAGGATTTAAATTATACACCAGTATTGATACGTGGGGTCCTCAAGCTGAGTACATTAGAACTGGGTTAGATGTTGTATTGTGGGAAAAGAATTTACGATATTATCTAGATAATTTGCCAGGGCAAGATATTAGTTTTATGATTACATTTAATGTACTAACAGTTGCTAATTTTAAAACTTTGTTAGATAAAATATTACAGCTGAGAAAAGACTACCCTGGCAAACCGTGGCATCAGCGTGTTCAATTTGATACTCCTTATTTGAAAGAGCCTGCGCATTGGATGATAAACATTTTAACCAACGAATTTAACAAGTACATGGACGACAACTTGCAATTTATCAAGGATAATTTCATTACTCCAGATAGTCAAATAGGTTTCAATGAAATTGAATACGAAGTGTTTAAACGAGTAGTTGACTACATGAAACAAAATCCAGTCGATCCAGAAAAAATTAAAAAAGGTCGCAGAGATTTTTATGTATTTTTTAACGAAACCGATAAAAGAAACAATACTGACTTTTATTCTTTATTCCCGGAGTATTTAGAATTCATGGCACTATGCAAACAGGAATATGAGAATTATGGAAAATGAGTTTTATTGCGTAAATGCATCTCATAATTTAAGTGTTAATTCTACAGGAACTATAAAACACTGCTGTATGATCAACGGCAGTAGTAAGGGTAGAGTTTTAGATAACAATCTAGAAGATTTGTGGGTAGAACCGTGGATGCAAGAAGTGCGTGAATATTTTCGACAGGGCAAAAGACATCCTGCTTGTTCTAAATGTTGGAACGAAGAAGATGCCGGGAGAGATAGCAAACGTATTCGAGACAATCGAAAGTTTGATTTTAAGGAAGGCGACGGTATTAAGACCTTAGAGCTTAACATGGGCAATACTTGCAATATCAAGTGTCGCACTTGTCATCCCTACAGCAGTAGTCAATGGGTTAAAGAATACTATGACACCAAAGTTGACAAAGAAAAAACTACCTATAAACAGTTCTTGATAGATTCAAAAGGGTATAACAATAGCTGGGAAAAAGAAAGTCCGCTATGGGCCAATTTAGAAAAGATTGCCGAAGGAATCATTGTGGTAGATTTCTACGGCGGTGAACCATGGTTGATTAAACAACAATGGGAATTTATAAGAACATGTGTTAAGAATGGTTGGGCCAAGAATATGAGCCTACACTATAACACTAACGGAACACAATGGCCAGAAGAATTATTACCGTTGTTAGAAAATTTTAAGTTTGTTAACATAGGATTTAGCATTGACGGACTAGGCGAAAGATTTGAGTTTATGAGGCACCCTGCAAAATGGGACGAAGTCTATGCCAACATGCTCAAGGCCAAGGAATGGTCTAAAGATCGGCCCAATCTATACTTTGATGTATGCCATACTATAAGTGCGTTGAATGTTTATTATATTCCCGAAGTAGTTGACTTTTTCCAGAAGGATTGGAATGTGTATTTGAATCTAGTTCACTATCCAGATTATTACTGTAGTCAAATATTTCCAGATTCTATCAAAAAAGAAATTTGCAAAAAATTGGAAACAATCGATAAGTCTTATGAATCAATATGGCATCAACTGCCAGGAATCATACAATTTGTAAAGGACGGCACATTCGAACAATGGCGTTGGGACAACTTTACAAAAGAAATTGCCGTACACGATGCCTATAGAAAAGAAGACTACTATACAACATTTAAAGAGTTTGGAGATTTAATAAAGAATTATGACAACAAATAATTTTTGGGTTAAAGAGGAACTATTTCAAATACATTGTGAATTGTCAAGTTATTGCAATGCTGCCTGTCCACTATGCCCAAGGTACTACGAAGGATCGGAAATTGTAAGGCCTGATCTCGAACTAGCGCAAATTTCTCTTGAACAATTTAAAAAATGGTTTTCTCCTGCCATTATTAATAGAACCAATCACTGGTTATTTTGTGGTACTGTGGGAGATCCTGGTATGGCAAAGGATTTTGTGTCGATCGTTGATTATCTTTTTAACATCAACCCAAAATTAAATGTAACTGTTAACACCAACGGCGGGATGAGAGGAGTTAAGGACTGGAGTCGATTAGGTGAAATTTCTAAGGCTCACGATCATAGACTACGAATTATTTTTTCCATTGACGGGTTAGAAGATACTAATCATTTGTACAGAAGAAACGTTAATTGGACCACGTTGATTAGAAATGTAAAGGCTTATATAGACCATGGTGGAAGAGCCGAATGGGACTATTTAATTTTTAAACACAACGAACATCAAATTGCCGAAGCAACACAGTTTTCAAAAGATATTGGGTTTTATAACTTTGCGCCAAAGAAAGCTCTTGGGTTTGACGTTGACGGGTCGTTAGTGAAGCGTACTGTATTAGACGGCGAAGGAAATTTACTGTACTGGTTAGAACCACCAGTTGAATTGGCCAATAGAAATTCAACCAACAGTTCCGATATTATAGAATGGCAAATAGATGTAAATTCAACTATTGTTAAATTTTACAAACGAGAAGTTGTTGATCCCCATGAAGAATTAATAGAAAACTATGACGGAAAAACATTTAAAGAAGCTGTAATTGACTTCGATGATTACAATAAAAAAAATATAAAATGTAAATCTAAGACCTGGGGTGGTGGTAAAGAAATATATGTTAGCTCGTCAGGCATAGTTAGACCATGCTGCTATGTTGGCACTACTATAGAAACCACACATTCAACTCCTGAAATTGTTCAATTAAAAAGAAAAGTAAAAGACTACGGACACGATAAGTTTAATTTACACAACCACACATTAGAAGAAATACTCGATGCTGGACATTTAAATAGAGTATTTGCAGATTCGTGGAGTGAAAAAGACAATAATAAAATTATGTATTGCTCTAGTACCTGCGGAGAAGATAGTCAAATTGATCGTATATGGACGCATAAAGGAAATACTAGGCCCAATAAAAGAAACTGGAGAAAATTTTACGGCAAAGAAGATTGAAATTGTGTTAGCAGCCAATCAAAATCATTAATTAATTGTAGTTGATCAACATTATCTTTATTAATTGTCCCAAATTCTTTTCCGGCAATCGCCCCTTTAATTGCATATTCACCGTATTGCTTATCTGCACCTGTAGAGCACCACACTGATAATCGATATTCTGTTTCTCTATCAACCTGGCCTGTAATTGTTTTACTTGATAATTTTACACATTCTCTAAATGCTGATTTCCAAGCAGTAAATGGATCCGTGTTGATACAGGTAATATTACTTACTTCTTGCATAGCGGTAAAGGACGGACTTATAGATGTAGTCATATCCGGCTTCGATAGATCCATATTGATAGTTAAGTTCTTAGGTAATAGTTTGATACCGCCATAGCCGTATCTTAATCCGTTAATAGGGTTTCGACTCCGCCATACTCGCACAATTGATTTAGTATATGTGTCATGCTCAGGAAATTGATCTACTTCGAAATTAAATGTAGGTTCTACAACAGCATCAGCATCAACTACCCAAAACATATCAGTGGTTGATAGTTTTGCTGCTTCGATGTGTGCTTGATGAATTCCTTTAACTCCGTGTACACGTTTTGCTCTAGGAAATCTTTCTAACAGTGTTTGATAGTTTTCATCAGCTGTAGGTTCTTGATAGCTAATAAAGATAATATCAAACGGTTTAGGATTAGATAGTGTAACATCTATCTCTTTCTTATGCACAAAGAATCTATGATTAAATTCTCTATTAGACGGAAAATGTTTTTTAGAAACTAATGCTACACCATCATAATATTTTCCGTTGCGAAAAATATGAGTGTATTGTTCTTCCCATTTTGATACACGATAATCATTTAGATTGTATCCGGATATAAATTCTATATTATCCCATATAATCCAAAAATGATTGGTAAATGCTATTTTTTTTAAATCAGTCCATGTTGTTATCTTACGCACACGATGAGATGCAGGATATTCTTTTTTGAATTTATCCCATTTGGCATCGTCATCTCCTAAAAAAATAATGTCATACATGCACAATATTCCGATAATAGGTTAATCCAAGGTTAACAGTTTCTTCGTATAGGTCTAGTGTGTATTTACTGTGGCGAGCATCTAACCAAGGCCAGTCTAATCCTAGTTGCTGATTAATTTTTGTTCCGTAATCCTGTGCATCTTGTTCTACAAATGTATGATTGACTTTTTCTTCGTAGATAGCTTTTAATAATTCAAAGTCTCGAACATCTACATAATTCCAATCAGTACAGTTAGTCATCCATGTTCCCATGCGGGCACCAAGAACAGCATAGATTCCGTTTTCTTCATGTGTACCAACAGTTGACCACATACGCAGTCTATGAATATTATGCCACCATACTCTCTCTTTAATTTCTAAAGGCGGCACTCGAACTCCGTCATGCAGGGTCATTTTAACACCTTCACGGAACCCTGCTCGCCATGCTTGAAAGGGACTGCCTGTGATAACAGTATCACTGAAGCATTCAGGAAATTGCTGGTAACCGTCTTCCCAGCAAAAATCTACCTGAGCACGATCATTATCGCTGGCTTCATGACTTTTCATGTCTAGCACAAAGTCTTTTCTCCAAAGCTTCAATCCGCCGTTGCCATATTTTAATCCATTAAGTTTATTTCTTCCAACCCAACTAAATGTTTTTATTTTAGACTGTGTAGTGTCAACCTCGTAATCAAAAAATTTAATGTTGACTATGTTGTCAGCGTCTACTGTAACAAACCATTCTGTTTCACTTAATTCTGCGGCGGCTTTGTGTGCAGCGTCACTACCTTTAACTCCGTGTACCCGTTTTGCCCACGGTGCCTTATTGCATAGGTCTGCATAGTGTTCTTCTGCATTGGGCTCATCATAGCTTAAAAAGATAATATCAAATTCTACTGTTTTCATTTTGTCTCAAATACATATTTGTCAAAAATTCTTCGTGTATAAACACTAAATTTGTTAGGTAGTGTTAGCTGAAAAGATTTTGTATTTTCTGTAATGTCACCTACTCTGATGCTAATCATTTCGATTAATGCATTAGGATCGTTGTATTCTGTTATTAAAAAAATCATTGCAGTATCACCATCCCATATAATATTTTTGGAATATTGTGAACTCATAGAAAAATTTAATAAATTATCATCCCTGCTGTAATTCACAATGATATCAGGATCATTAATATTTGACCATTTTTTATCTATAATTCTGTGTAGCACATCATCAATTTTTATTAAATTGTGCATTGCAAATCTGTTTATCTTAAGAAGTTTTTGAGTTGGAATGTCAACTTTATAAGAAAATAAATTTTCAACTCCGTTAGAAATTGCTATTGCTATATCTTCATCAATTTTTATTTTATTTTGAACATCACCGATAGCATGAGAAGGATAGACTCCTAATAAAGAGCCATCTTCTTTAAATGTCGCATAATATTCGATTGTTTGATTGGCCGGTAAATTAATCCATTCATCAAAGTCCATTAGTTCTTGTCCCATGCAATCTCCTCTAACATGCTGACAATTTCGTCGTTCATTAAATCTTTCTCAACATAATGTACTATACTATGCTGTTGATAATTTCCAATTTTTAAATTTCCGGAGGTGGTAAAATAAAAGCCTGCATGTTCAGTTACTTTGTCTGCACTCCACGGCCAATTTTGTACCATAGGTTTCATATGTACAATATTTGGGAACTCTAAGTCGTAACTGATTTCGCTATCAATATCTAAAATTTTAGCACTTAACGCAAAGGCCTCATCGGTGCCAACGACTTTTGGTTTTAATTTATTCAAATATAAATTGCTAAATTCTATAGGATTTTTTATAATATATCTACCTAGATTAAAAAATTCTTCTGCAAGTGCAGAATCTTTCTTAAAAAATGTAAACATAGAATACAAATTAGGAAGATTATTTTTTGTAAATGTTTTACGATAATAGTCGTTGGTAATCACTTCTCCTCTATAGGTAAATGCCTTTGAAGGAATATATAATTCACAATTTTCAACGAAGTAATCAATCCAATGACTATGATCTCTTAAAAATAACATATCTGCATCAAGGCAGACAGTGCTGTCAAACGGACTTAACTGATCCATATAGCTTCGACCGTCCCAATGTGTTTCTTTATCCCAATGAATAACATGATCAAATACCCAAGGACTTTTTAAGCTGTTAACTGATTCTAAATCATCAATTACTAATGCTACTTGATCGTATCCAGGTTGTTGTGTATTTTTGATACTCAGTGCCAGTGCATATGCCAACTTAAGATAATCTATTTCTGCATTTGTTGAAACTACAATCAAATAACCAAAGTTCATATTAACTCCAGTAATTTTTCTTTATGTCTCATAATACTTTGTTTATTCATAACATGCACATCTAGACCGGTTGTGGTAGCGGCTAAGAACTCGCCGCAATTAAGAGGTTTATCAATTAAGAAAGTTAGTGTTGTATTGTTTACTGATTGTAAGATATCTTTATCAAACACAGTTAATATAGGAGGCAATGTGTAAACAAATTCAGTTTCAAACCCATTCATAATATGTTTGGCAATACTAAATGCAATATCATTCCGGTATTGTTTAGAATTGAATCTAAACAAATCAGCGTAATAGACATAGTTATCTTTGATAAAATCCACTAGTTTAAAAAAGAAACGGCTTTCTTCATTCTTGGTAAACATCACTGTGGTTGCCCAAAACATATGTACTCCTGTTTCGCTTACTCGCTGATCTAGTACACCGCTACGATCGCCAGTAATATCATTCATAGAATGTCCCAACATTACACTACTATCTACACTCCAATATTCATTTAATCGATTAGAAAAAATCAAATAGTCGCTGTCAATTAACAGGGTTTGATCATACGGACTAATATCCCAAACTGAAAATCTATTTGAGTTAACAAAGGGTACAGTTTGGCTGTAAAATCCGTCATGTAGTTTTCTTGTATTTTTTGTTCGAGGCTTTTCAATTTCAATAATTTTATCAAAAACTGTTACGGCCGTCTCATACATATTAGATTCTTTAAGCCAGCCAACTGTCCACTTGTCTGTGATCAAACTTACAGGTAGACCTAGATGTTTCTTTGCTAGGCCTCCCGCAATTATACTCATAGTACCGTAGTCAACTTCAGGACCATTATGAGCAAAAATCAATATTCCTCTAGTCATAGGCTTAGCAATTTTTCTACAGTTCTACTGGATTTTATTTTTTGATATTCTTCATGATACTCATAGGTTGAGGAAAAATATCTATCTAAAATTTCATCTCGAAATTCTTCTAAGTTAGCTATGAGTATTGGATTTTCATTTTGATCAATTAAAGGAACATTTTCTGTTCGACCTTGATCAATTAGCATTTGAACAAATACCAACAGAGACCTGTCAATTTTAAAAATTCCGCCGGAATGGCCGTAGGTTAATTTACCTTCGATTTTCTCTCTAAGAGTTTTTCGTTGGATTGCTAGGGTTTGTCTATAATTAGAAAAATCAAGAGCAGCTTTTAGACGTTCGTCCATGGTATCTCCTATTAAACACGCACATTATTTATGTGATGGTTTAAAGGAGATTAAAAATTATGAACCGGAAATTGCGCTGACTGATGTGGTGCTCGGTGCGATGATAGTAAAGGTGCCGCTGGGTTGCAGGAATCCAGACGGACGCACCTGGTCAACAGTAAGTGTAAGTGTGCCATCCACTAGGTCGCCTGGAGGAGGATTTGGTGAACCGCCTGCTCCTGAATCTGTGTAGTTATCTGTCCAAGTTACTCGAAATGTTATTGAATTGGCCGTTCCTGTGGTATTATTACTGACATTGCATAAAGCCTCAAGTCTCCACTGATTGGCAGAATAAGCCGCACTACCGATTGTAGTATAAAATGTTTGATAAGAGTTGGTGAGTGAAAAGAAATTAATACCGACTAATCCACCAGCGAATGCCTGTGTACCTGCGCCGCTGAGAAGATTGCTCCAAGATGTGTTTTGTGCTTCACCGTTGCCGCCGGTTCTTGAACTAGCGAATCGAATCTTTCCGCCAGCGTTAAAGAAAAATCTTGCCTGTTCAGCTGTGGAGAATGTAATAGTGGCAGTAGCAGTTAAAGAATTTGCCCAAGAAGATGTGAATGTTTTGCTGTCAATGGCCTCTGTGACAAATTGGCCGGTACCTAGATCAAATCTATTTGTAGTTGCTGTATCTGCAAAGGTGTTGTATTGAAAATTAGGTTGACTGGCTCCATATCTTATCACATCACCCACAGCCACTGTAGTCAATGCTGCGGCTGAACCTGTTTGATGTAACAATGCATTGTAGATATCATATCTCAAAGCGTCCCATTGAGCCTTTGTTACTGAATTTCCTTCTGCCACCAAAGAACTGAATGTGGTTTGTCCGTAACCAAAATTACCAGCTCCTGTAGCCATTACATTGAATATTTTTGTTCTGATTGTATTATAATCAGTTGCAGAAATAAAATCACCGATTGCCATAAATTTTCCTTATAATACCAATGCTTCAACTAGTTTGCGATCTAGGTCTGTGTTTGATTCCAATGCAATAGCAAACACATCGGTTGCCTGCGATTCGGCTGCTACAGCACTGCCGTTGTTTGCAGCTACAAGACGTTGACCTTTTTTCACAGCTCCAGTGACATACACCGGCACACGCCCTTTAAGAGCAATATACGTTCCGCCTTCAAGATCCTTGTTCATCATAAATCCTGGATTGGCTGATACTACTCCCACAGCTCGGTCGCCGTGCTGTGCGGCAGTGACTTCTTTGTCTCCGCCTACCGCGACTACTGTGCCCACTTCATATTCTTTATCTGCTAGATATTTTTCAGCAAGATCTGCATATTGCGCTGCTGTTGCAGTACCATCGAAGGTATTAGCTAATAGATTTCCCGAACCATCTCTAGCTGCAATTGTGTTGGCTGTTTTTGTGGTCTTGGCTGATCTATAATTGGGATCTGTATCTACTGCTGAATCATTTATTCTAGTTCTATCCGATTTATCTACGACTCCAACAAATCTAGTAGCAGTGATGTTACCACTGCTATCTCGCAGAGCCACAGAAGTTGCCACTGCACCAAGTTCTCCGACTAGACTGTTCAAAGTCAAAGCATTGGTAGATGTACCTGTGACTGAACCTATCACGTTGCCAGTGAGTGTTCCCGAGAAGCTGCCTGAGAATATTTTTGTAACTGCGGCATAGGCCACAGAATTGTCGTCGGCAAGTATGTTGCCTTTGTGTACACCTGTGGTATTTCCGGTTACATTACCAGTTAATGCTCCGGTGAATGTGGTGGAATACACGTTGGACCATTTAGAGACCGTGGACCCTAAAGTGAAGAAATTATCTGAGCCCGGAATCATGCCAGTTGGAGTTATTATGCCAACATTTCGAAGATCACTATCCGATACTCTTATTCTCAAAGTTATGGTGTTGCCTAATCTGTTTTCAATAATAGGTTCATCACCGTTTTCAACACGGATTCTTAAATCATTTTGATCGCCTACTGTGAGACCGGCATCGGCAAAAGCAATTGCATTGGTAAAAGATATCTCACCTAGTCTAACATATTCACTGGCAGCATAACCACCCAGTCTTAATGCATTGCTTGCTGATCCCCAAAAATAATGATCTGTGGTTGTTACTCCAGTTGTACCATTAGTGTTAACTAGATTGACACCTTTCTTGATCACTGAAAATCCTGTTATAGGATTTAAGACGCTGTTTAGGGTAAATGCATCTTTGCTGACAATTGATATTACATCACCGCCAGATTGAAATTTCACTATGGAATGATTGTTGTTGAGAGTGTCTTTGACTACCTGTGCCTGTACTGCTGATGCACCCAGATCTGGCAGAGTTTCGGGACCGATTAATACAAATTCAGTGCCAGTATAGGCATACAGTTGTTCTGCTCCGGTATCAAACCAAAAATCTCCAGCCTGTAATCCGCTGGGAGGAGTAGGTCCTATCTCTGCGCCACTGGCTGTTCTAAATTTTGTGCCGTCATAGAATCGTAGTTTTTTTAGGCCGCTATCATACCAAATTTGGCCAGTTACTTTTTTTGGAGGTGCTGATGTATTGGCAAAGTTTTCCAGCAAATGTAGGAAATTCTCGTTCTGTACTTCGCCGTAGCCAGCGTAATTCTTACCTACAAAACGCAAATCAGTGGTGGTATCAATGGTACCGTCGTCGACAGAGACTAAGAACGTTCCATTAAATTTGTCTACTTGATATGCCATTGATCAACTCCGTTGTAACTATTATTTATCGTAAATACACCCATTTAAACTCTACCCACTGCTACTTCTATAACACCACTTGTACCATCAAAATCTGTTAGTGCTTTGCCTATAATTGTACCTATTTGAGGATTGGTTGCTTTTCTAGCATATCCTCCGCCTGCACTCATCAGCATGTCACCTTTATGTATGTTGCCTCTAACTTTACAAGGTGCTCTACCTTGCAATGCAATAGCAACTATATAGTTACCACTACATTCGCTGTTCATTAAATATGCTGGATCTGTTGATACAATACCAGCTAACTTATTCGATCCGTCTTCTGCTAGAGTTACTTCAAATTCACCACCAAATTCAAGTACAGTTCCAGGCTCATATTCTTGATCTGCCACGTATTTTTCTGCAAGATCTGCGTATTTTGCAGCAGTAGCCGTGCCTACAAAAAAGTTAGCGTGTACGTTGTTCCATTTTGCAGTAGATATTCCTAGATCAGTAGTATTGGTGTTTACTGGAATCATAGCTGGCGCATTGAGCCCCCCTAATGCTAATGCTGTGGCTGCATTTACCATAGAAATTGCAGCCGTACTTGACGGTTGCGTTGGATCAAGAATTGTGAAACGTATTCCAGAATTACGTGAATGTAATGTTGGTATTGTAGATGCGTCTAAATATATTCTCAAAGGCGCCACGCTGGTGCTGGGTCCTCCGAGTGTGATGCCAGTTGTGCCGGCAACATCTAGAGCAGATAGAGTTCCTACATTTGTAAGATTGGAATCTACTATGTTGGTTGCCAATTGTGTGCCAGTCAAGGTGTTGCCGTCTGCAGGTACTGTGATATTTGCGCTGCCATCAAATAGTACTGTATTAATTGTTCTTGCTGTTTGTAATTTAGTAGCTGTAAATGCGTTGCCGGATAAAGTGGCCCCTATGAATTCGTTGGCTTCTACTATGTTAAAAGTACTGATTCCGCCAAATCCGGCGATCACGTTTCCAAAGACAGTACCATTTAAATTAGCAGTGATGGTTCCTGCTGAAAAATCGCCAGCACTGTCTCTGGCCACAATTTTGCCTATGACATTATTGGAGGTGGCATCCACACTCCAAGTAGTAGCTGTTGATCCATTAAAATTTGCACCAGTGAGATAGGTACCTTTTGATAATGTATTTGTGGTGTTGGATGTTATGGTTATGTCTGTTTGGCCGTCGAAATACACACCATTTATGGTTCTACCAGGATTCAATTTACTAGCAGATTCTGCATTTCCCACAAGCGAGCCTATGACTGGTCTAGCTGTTGAAATATTGGTGCCTGCCTGCAGAATTGAAAATCCAGGTATAGCGTTGGTGTCATCTATGGTAAAAGCATCATCAACACACACTGCTAACACTGTGCCATCTACCACCACCTTGATAGCTGCATGGGTAGTGCCATTGCTATCTATAATTGTTTCGGCTAGAACTTTGGTTGTGCCAAATCCTTCAATGGCTTCTGGTCCTATTAATTTCCAAAATCCAGAATCATATACAAACAGCTGATCTGTGATATCTTTGTACCAAATACCACCGTCGAATCCTTCGGGTTCAGTGTCACTGATAACAGCAGATCCTACAGGAGTCCAGGCTGTACCACTATAAACATTCAGTGAGCCAACATCGGTGTTATACCATGTTTGTCCTGTGATTGGTCTAGACGGCGGATTTTCATTGGCAAAATTTTCAAGCAGAAACAAAAAATTCTCATTCTGTACTTCACCATAGCCAGTATAGTTTCTGCCAAGCAATCCTAGACTGGTTGAGGTATCTAGTGTGCCATCTTCTAGCACCACTAATTGCTGACCGCTAAATCTGTTTATGATATATGCCATTTATCGCTCCGTTACATATTTAACTATTAAGATACAAATACCCATGCGCCAGAAATAATCTGGAATGTTTTGACTATCCTTGAAACAACCAGACCAGGCGCT